TTTAGTTACTCCTTTAATACGGGAAATCCGTTAATCTCTATTACTCAAATACTGCTCTATATTGATTCTACTAAATCGACTACTTTTTTACAAGCGGTTTTCTATTGCGCTGTGAATATCTTTGCGCTTATTTTTTTCATTTTTTTAGTTGCTTTTATTTTGGAACTCATTTGGAACTCACAAGCAAAAAAGCAGGCTGACTAAACCTGCTTTTTTTAGCCGTATGTAATAGTAAGAAGATAATTGAGATACCGAAACGGAAACAAATTCAAACCAAACCACACATATATTATAGCATATGCTTACAGCAGGTGCAAATAATATAATTATTGTCTTTCCTTGGCTCTCATTTGAGCTACCCATAAGTCAAGGACTTTTCCGCTAGGAGCATCAGGGTCACACATATAAGCTTTGGCAATCTTGACAAGTGTTCCGGTATCGCCGCTGAACGCTGCGCCATAATCACTATACACCATGTTCAGCACATAATACCAATCAGCTTTATGCTTAATATTATGTTGCTCTGCTAGTTGATTGGTCTGCTCATACGTCCAATGCTCACCATTAGTGCCATCGGTGTTCTGCATCTTACTGACAGCCAACTTTGCGAGTGCTTCATCGAAATGAGGACCATAAGCTACACAGTGCAAGTCATACAACGTGCGATAAAAAAGGTCTGGGCAATGCATCTTAAGCTTTTCTAATGCACTGCAAACAATTTCTTCCATTGCTCTCTCTTTTGTATCATCACCTATAATCTTGTTCCAATAATCTTTGTAGGAGTGCATAACCACACCCCCTTACGCCAATTTAACAACACTAATAGCTGCTCTGTTGATAGTTGCTGCTGCCGTTGCCTGTACCTGCAAACTAGTTGTATTATTCACAGCGCAGCAGGACGGACGCACGCGAACCAACGTGGTAAAGGAAATATTCACCGCCGTGTCAGCAACGCCAGTAACAATGCTTTCCGCACCATTAATAACAGAAGATGTGCTTTCCGTTGTGCTTAAAAGCTGTAAGCCTACATTACCAGCGGCAGCAGGAACAACATCAGCATTTACACTGACAAGATATAAACCACGAATAAGGCTAACACTAGAGCTTCCAGCAGGATGTTTAATAGCAACGCCAGTCAGAAGATTATTAATAGGAAAGCTAACAAAAGCATTAGCTGCCACAGACTGAGCAGCAACAGCCGCAGCGTTCAAAGAAGATTTTTCGTAGCAAATCATTTATTTTCACCTCTTTACGCAATCAAGGTATTTTCTTGATACCTTTAAATTTTATCGTTTTTTAAAGCAATAGGGACGGCTTGCACCGTCCCTAATACAGTGCAGTTAATGCACATAACTTATTATTATGCTTAGCCTACATTATAAGCACAGCCACAAGCACCAGCTACATTAGCAGCGACACTTTGGTACGGACTAGATGTAATATACGCAGGTTGCGGATAAGGTCTTAACGTGCCGATAAGGTTTGCACTCTGTGCCTGTTGAGATAATTGGAAATTAGCGGTCTGCAAGTCACGGTCGCGGTCTGCGAGTTTGTCGCGCAGGTCTTGGATTTGGTTGGCAACAAGAACTGCTCTGGTCTTTTCGCCGTCCTCTTTCACTGCATTGACAATATCGCAGGTGTTGCGTGCGTTCTCGTAACGTACTGCATCGATGTTTCGGTTCGTTTCGCAGCAGCACTGTTGCTGCGCAAAACGATTCTCCGCAAGCTGGTTGCCAAGTTGATAACCTGTTTGCATAAGGTCGCGTTGAACGCCGTTAAAGCCATTAAGCATGGTAGTGTTTTGAGCATAAAAACCATCACACAGACCGTTTTGAATACCGCGAATACCTTCTTTAATATCCTGCATCGAGAACTGGTCTGCGATTTGGTCGCGTGTCATGCTGCCGTTTGCGAAGATTTCTGCGCCCATATTGCCACGGTTATTCCAATTGCCGCCCCAGCCGCCCATAAGAGCGAAAAGGACAATAATCCACATAAACCACATACCGCCACCCCAGCAGTCACCATAACCATTGTTTCGATTCATGTCCATTACAGGGACAATGTTTGCACCTTCCATAATTTTTTCACCTCCGAGAAATATATGCAAAGCTTCATTGCGCGCCTATTGAAGCTTTAAGCCGAATTGATTTAAAAACTGATTAAGCTGTTCATCGTTCATGCCTTTTTGTTTGGCAAGGTTCCTTACAATATTTTGAATCTGCTCTGGCGATTTACCTTGCCCCATCTGCATCGCCCTACTCATTAGCGGATTTTGTCCTGCGAACTGTTGCATTAGTCCCATTGGATTTCCTGCCTGCTGCACCATCTGCATCATCTGAAATATGTTCATCATTCGTCATTCCTCCAATCTGCTCTTCAAGCTTTTCGATTCTTCGTTGCAAGGCTATAACAACATTATTGTCAGCATATACAGGTTGTTTTTGCCCTCCGCTTTCCTGTAAGGTATATACCCTAAATACAGGTAAGCCGTCCATGCCTATAAGCTTTTCATAAATTTTTCCTTCGGCAGGAGCAGGAAAATATGTACTCGTTCCGTCAAGGTCAACTTGCGCTGCTCGTGCTTCTTCAATGCTTGTAACAGGTCTGCCTTTAATTTGCTGTACAGGCTGATATGCATTTGGCTGTGCAGGGGGCATAATTGTAGGCATTGGTTGTTGATACATTTGTTGTTGCTGTTGCAGATTAGCTAACCTCTGTTGCATCTGCTGTGTAGCTCCATAAGGATTGTAATAATTTCCGTACATCTTTATCACCTCACCTATATTTTAAGTGGTAGCAATAAAAACAATCCCTAAAGCTAAAGACACATTCTCCTATACATTCGGACATAATTTAGACACGATTCAGACAGCAAAAAATGAGCAAAAAAAAATAATCCCCATTAAGAAAAGCTTTTACACTTCTCTTAATGGGGATTACTTCATTTAGAAAGCACTCGATTAATAGCCTTATACGCAGTGCTTATTTCTCTGTCAACAGTTTTAGTGGAGATGTTCAGCTCCATTGCGATTTGGTAATTCATTTTACCATCAACAAATTTCATTTCACAGATTTTCGTTTGTCGTGGCGTTATCTTCGCTTCGTGAAGCACTGCATAAAATGAGCGGCGCGAGCTTTCTGTCCTCCATATCCTCGCGCTTTTTAGCAGCTCTTTCATTAAATCACCTTTTCAGTACATAAGCAAGTAGTGCAATCAGACCAATGTTGGCAAGCAACATACCAGCCATGATATAAAACTGCTTATCAATAATCCTTTTGTTTTCAGCAAACAACATTGTCACTACGCCAGCAGGCAAAACTTCCTGCTGAACGGTTTCTTTATCCATCATCTTATCACCTCAATATAACGTGTTCATTAAACACATTATATCACATCAGCAAACAGACAGTCACTAAACAATTTAAGCAAACATTCCGTTTCACTTTAATTCTTCATTGCGGCATATAGTGCGCATCCTGCTATTATGTATGCTATATTGCGCTGTTTTTTAATTCGCTTCTGTTTTAGATTGTACTCTTTTTCTAGCTCCGCTAAGGATTGATTGGCACTCGTCAATAAGCTCTCCTGCTCTTTGACTTTGATTTTTAGCGTCAGACAAAGACTGCTCAGCTCGTCCGACTTCTTCTCTAGCTCCGCTAACTTCTTGTCGGATGTTCCCAACTGTCCCTTCGATTGCATCAGCAGTTTTTTGTAATTCTCGTTGATTGTCTTTAGCTCCGTCAAGTTGTTGTTTAACTTCTGATATTGTTGCTCCGTCAGAACGTACTCCATTGGCTCGTCCGAATACCGGGGTGAACCAGCCAAAGCGGTTAGCGGCATAAAAAATACCGCAAGCGACACACACGCCAGCGGCAAAAGCAATGAAAATTTTAGTTTTGCTTGTTTTCTCATTATCCATTATAACCTCTTAGCAATACTGATATTTTTAAAATATAATAAACCTCGTCAGACGCACAAATTTCGCCTACAAGCGATTTTAGATTCCGACACGATAAATCATGAGCGGCACTATTTTTAAAACGCTTGTAGACGATGCAATTTGTGTGTGATTTTTGCCCAAAACCGTTAAATTATAGCCTACTTGTAAGATAGATATTCAGAATGATTTTAGAGTGCAAAATAATGATGCAACGCACCCAGTACAAAACCTGCAACAAGACCAATAACAAATTTCTTGTCAATAACAAATGCTTTAAGTTCTTCCATTGTATCACCTCCAATCATTATAAATGTGTCACCGACTATTACGCAAAAATTACCAGAAAATGCTACACGTATAGGAGAGAATAACTAAACCTCTTGTCGGTGACTATATCTAAAGCATGAGCTTTAAATCATCTTCCATTGCCAGCTTCACCATAGGCAGGAACGCCATAAGGCGTGGTTAAGTCAATGCCAGCAACATACTCATAAGTAGTACGTGCTCTGTTGGCATAACCTGCTCTATACAGTTCGCCAACATCAGCAGCAATCCAATAATAGTTTTCAAACAGTTTATAGAGTGCTTCCAGACTGCGCAAGTCGACGTGCATATATCTGTTAGCCAGGAATCGTTTAACTACCCAAGTAGATGTAGGGCACCACATACCGGCATAGATAATGCAACGTGTATCGTCCAATGTTGGCACCTGCTGAAGCACTTCGACGTATTGCAGGCAGTCACGGGATAACTGTTCAAGTGCAGCCTTTTTACCTGCGTCGCTTCTAAGCAGTTCTTTCAGCATCGGCAGCTCGCCGCTTGCCTTAATATCAATATAGGTTCTGCCGACAAATTCTTCGCCGCCGGGAATAGCTCTCAAAAGCTCATCAGCTCTGTTGCCTTCCCATTGAGATACAGAAATTGACGGATAATCATATGCAGTGCTTTTTGCCACACTGTCATAGCCGCCTTCGATGCCTGTATAAATCAATCCTTTTGCAATCTCTTTTGCAAGGCTCTTATTCCAATCACTCATTATTACCAACCTCGCTTCATTTTTGATTTTTGATTAGCGAACAGTGCCAAAAGGTGCAATTTGCACCTTTTTTACTAGTTCGCTTGCGATTTTTTAGATTTCAGTTGTTTTGTTTAGTTCTTTAAGTATACTTGCGAAAATTCGCCAAAAACTGAAGGTATACTTTTAAACTTGCTCATCGTTCTTTACTTTAATCATCTTTGTTTCGACATACTTGTTGCCAAGCTGTGCCAACATAAACGATACACACGCCATAGCAAACGCTTCATAATTGCCCCACGTCTTTACAAAAAACGCAAGGTAAAGAGAAATTACACTAAACAAGATGAACGCCAGCACAGCGCATAGTCTGCCGATGCTAAGCGTATTCTCGTCCTTCTTTAGCATGTTAAGCAATTTACGCATGACACTTACACTCCTTACATTTTTCATCGTGTCCTTTTAAATCATAATTAGGCAGTTCATTTAACTGCTCCATCAGACTGTCAATCACGCCATTATCACCCAGCGCCTCATAACTTTTGTAGCAAGCATCAATACTTTCTTTAGCGTAGATTGGTATCCAGCCTTTATCTTGAACATAGTGATTATAAGCCTGGATAATTCTGTCACGGAGCAAAGCTTGCAGTCCTGCTTTCAAAGCATTATTTTCCTTCTTTTTCGCACGATATAAGGCAAAAAGATAAGAGATAACAGCACCGACAATAATATTTATTACAGTTTGTACAGTTGATTCAATCATAAAACACCTCATTGCTATTTATTTTGTTGCTAAGCATCTAATGTAACAGCCTCAACCTCAGCAACAGTTATCGCCTGCCCTACCTTATCTTTAGCAGCTCTATACGCTACGTGCAAGGCGTTTGAGCGTTGAGCGACGGCAGCGATTACGCAACGCAAATCGTCAGCCGTAACCTTAACATCGGCGTTATCTGCCGTAGTCCAATCAATAGATGCATCAGCTCCCTGTACATCAAGAGCAATGATAGCTGCATTGATACGTTCGCGAGCCTTGTCATCATAATCATAGCTTTTGCCGTTATAGGTAATAGGCTCAACCTCTTTATTGTCACGCTCAGCTTTAAGCTCTGCGATTTTAGCAGGTTTAGCGGCTTCCAGCAGCTCTGCATCGGTAGGTGCTGGCTTAGGATATACAACGCCGTCATCAGCAATAAGGTATTCGCCGTCGGCATTGCCGATGAGCTTGTTAAAATCATCGTGGTTGACAATGACATAGCCTTGTTTAAGGTAATTAGCGATTTGCTCTTCGTCATATTCAACGGCGAGCTTTGTGTCTTTTCTCTGCCCATTGTCAGGCAGGACAAGATATTGATTTATGCGTTTATCGTTCATGATTTTTTCCTTTCTACTCTACGCCCTATATTGGGCGGTTTTAATTTTGCAGTGGGGAACTGCTACACAAAACGGTTACGCAACATCGTTTCCTCTTACATTCCCGGCTCAATGCTTTGCAGTAGTAGCGACATATGTACTCCAAGAGGACTCGTCATATTGGCAGAAGCCGTTGTCATTACAGACTATCACACGCAGCTCATTTACGGCAGCAACAGCATCAGGCTGGGGCGCAAATGATACCGCTCGTTGGATAGCTGTTGGCATGTAGTGCAGTGGGGAAAATGGAGTTATACAGGCAGAAAAACCTCAACATTTACGCTACCTGTATCAATGTCTACCCTTTATACTGTCACCATGACTAGGGACCGCATAAACGGCGGTACAGCAAGCTTCGCTATGTTGCTGGACAGTTTTAACGGTAGCTCCATAGCTGTTTATGGTGATACCAACAACACAATCAATCTTTACGTTTTTGTCGGCAAGGTTTAGGCTTTACATACCGCTATCCAAGAGTATGGTGATGGTCCATAATAAGCAAACCCTATACTGCTGTAATCCCGCACATCAGGAACCGAATTTGTGCCGGTATCCTTTTTGGTTGCGCTTATAGCGTATACCACGGACACGGATATCGGAAAACGGGTTGTTGAAACTCCCCACTGCTAAATACCTATAGCTAACCAATATTTTTGGCAGTTAATGTCATCCGCTGTTGCGTAAAACGAATTTCTGGTGACAGAGTTAACATAACCGCATGCTTTGTATGCATTATTAACTGAGCTTATAGCCATCCAATTGACGTAGTAACAATTTCTAGGGAAGCTAATGGGAAATGTTATTGTTTGGTATTGCCTATAATCACTTAATCCCCACTGCAGAATTAGCCCATTCGCAAATTTTACATAGCCGTTCTGGGCGAAATTTGCTGCGACGATGCCATAACCTACTGAAGAAACATCTGCTTCTGTAGCTACTCTAGTGAAAACTCCATCGTTTACAATGTCACTGTCATTACCTCCACGAAAATATAACTCACCGCTATCTTGTGCAATCCAAATTTGTGTGCTTTCAGCGTGTTGGTCAGCAGGTATATTTAGCAACTGTCCATAAGCAGATGGTTGATTTTTAATTTTTACCTCTGTGTAATAAATTAAGCATAAGCCTAGTGAGTTCCACCCATTGTTAGTGACATCAGAGGGAACATAGTTTAGTCCGTATCTATGGAACCAGTCCCAGTCTAAGCCTAATGCTTTACAAGCTGCAGAAACAGTATTTGCTCCAGTACCGCCATTAGCAATAGAAAGAACGCCTGTTACGCCAGGAGACGGAGAAGTTTGAAACACGTTAGATGCAACAGCACTAGCTAGATTTATAAGCATTGATGGATTAGAAGTCAATCCTGTACCACCGCCCTCGACTGGTAAAACCTTAAATGTTGCGTCACCGCACAATGCCATGTCCTGCTTTCCTGTCGCTGGAATAGGAACAAGTCCTGCCTTGCCAGCGGCGTTAGATGTCGCACCTTCCATGTTGGCGATATTAACATTACCTTTGGAATCGGGTTTTGCGCCATTAACCGAACGAACAAATTTAGCTTTGATTTGTCCTAAAAAATAGCTTAATCCGTCAAGATCAATTAATTTTTGTAAGTTAGCCATTATGCCAGCTCCTTTGTAATCAAATTTTGAATTTCAGATTCGGTTGCCGTCTTTAGCTTGTAAGCTCTTGGAATAACTTCCCATGTAACTGAGCCATCATTATAAGTTGTTCCGAGTACAGCTTCTCTAAAATCTGGCTCACTCACAGCTGTGTTACCGCCAACAGTACATGCCAAGACAAGACTTTTAGGCAGGTTAGGCGACAATACGATGTCACCATTAACATAAGACGTATTGTTCTTGCGAATGTTTAAACTGTTAAAAAGGTACTGACTTTTTAAGTCGCTTACATTCTGCAATTTGTTAAAGTATTCAAGCGGCGGCGCTTCTCCTTTGTCCAGATAACCCCAACCACGCAGGTAATCAAGCTCAGGCCAAGAATCAATCATTTCACCAATGCTTGCGCTACTACCAAAAATCAAATCAAAAGTAGGCTGTTTCATTACCATTATTCAACAAGTCCCCCTTTCACCTTTATAATCCTTGCGAATGTTCCTTGGTTAAATCCTTTAAAATTATAGGGATTTTCTCCGTTTCTGCTAAAACCGAATGTATTAGCGCCATCAAAAGAATAAACATAGATAATGCCGATGCCAGTTCCGCGAATAATAAGATTCAGTGCGTCAATTAAACGACTCTCTTTGCTGGTTACCAAACGACCTATTCCTATGCGCATTTTGGCATTTCCTGCATTTACAGCGGAAACACGTTCGACATTAAAAATTTTTTTAATGCTATGAATAGTGCTAACACGAGAGCAGTCTGTCGTATTCTTCTCAATCTTCGAGATAATAGCAAGACGATAATAACGGTCATTTAAGTCGCTTGATGTTAAATAGCTATCGTACATCCTACGGAACGGAGCCATACCAAACCCCATATCGCCGTGGTCTGGAAAACCAAAAAAGTCCATAGCAACAGCATTTTCAACACGGCGCGAAATATCTGCAACTTCGCCGCAAATGTCAAGCTGCTTACCAACAGCGGTACTAGGCCATATCTGTGTCCGTATATGCTCACGCACTTTGTCTATCTCGTCAAGTTCTGCTCCGATAACGTCAAGAAAAGCTTTAATGTTTTGCTTGTTACGGAACTGGCTTAACAAATGGTTATACATTCTTTCGCTCGTTGTCATAGTTATAACTCCAATGCAACCGTAATATTAGCGAGTTTTGTCACAGCAAGCTCCCCTCGACCGATAGGGATATTCTCCTGCTTATACGTTTTACCGTCTTTAGACACGCTACACTCAATATAGCTAATGCCGTCAACGCCGCTGTAAATAGGACCAAGCAAGCGTTGATAAATAACATCATTGCCCATCGACAACTTGCCAATCTGTTTGACAACGATATTTTTAATTTTGTCGATAGCATCACCAGGTAAAATTTCTTCATTATATTCTTTAATAATAACTTTGACATAAATCTGTACCTCATGCGGACGACTAAAACATACATCTTGCGCTGCGCCTTCGCTATCCTCAATGCGAACGCAAATATCGCCGTTCGTATCAATACCTAAAGGTGCAACATTCAAGATTGTACGTGCAATAGCTTCTTCGTCGCCGCCGAAAACAATAGCTTGAAAGGAATGAGGTTTTAAGCCATCAACCGTTTCATCAGTGCGGTTCTCATAAATCGTAACACTGGTAACATCTTGCAGCTCCATAAGTGCCGCCTTGATGCTCTCCACCATGCCTACACTGTTTTTAAAGACCGCCGACGCATAACGCTGACGAACTTCGGATGCTGTTTCGTAGTCACGACCTACATATGTTTCAGATTCATTGCTAACGCTAAACCAGCCATCATAATTCGTGTTAATATAAGTAACGCTGTTCAGCAAAGGTTCGATAGCTCCGTATTCTTCGCAGTCAAAACGAATAGGACTGCCAACCTGCGTTACTACAAATGATTCGTTAGGCACAACCACAGCTCCATATCGCCTGTCTGAGCGTTCAAAAACCAGTTTGCCTTCAACAATACTACCTTGCCACTTTTCAACGCTCTGAGAAGCCAAGGCAACAGCGACAATTAACGCAGTATCATTTTCTTGCGCTGTGTACTTAATAACTGCGTCATTATCAAATTGTACGCTATAAACCTTACCTTCTGCAGGTGCAACAACATCAAGCGTAACGTGTACGCAGTCATTAAGAGTGATCGTGCTTTCTTCAATAATATTCCATTTGTAGCCGGAAGCATCTTTAATTTGGCAGTTAGCAGGAAGAACCATTCCGCTACGTCCATAACAAACAGCATAGAGATAGCTTGCCTGAGCTTTCTTGCGCTGTACATTGGTGTAAGCAAGCGTATTGTCTAAGCTGCCTTCGCTGGCACTGATTGGCGAGCGGTCATAATAATCACGCTCTAAAAGCTGCCACATTCGGTCAAGCTCAGCAGCATACACACCAACGAGAACGCCTATCATGCTATTAGGTTGACGGCTGACTGTTGAGCCTAAATTCTGCTCCAGGCTTTTAAAAATATCTTCTCTTATCTCCGGCAAACGCTTTCTGACAAAACCGTTAACTGTTACTCCGTACTCCATAGCCTAAAACCTCCTTCCTTACAATCATGCCGTATTCAGTTTCCACTTCATAGCTTAATACCATTTTTCGTGTAGCAGATTCAAAATCAATATCAATACTGACTAAATTACTCACTCCGTCAACCTTCAAAATCTGCTCACGGAAAAGCTCTCTAATCAGCGTAAAGTTTGGATTTTTGATAAGCACATAATCGAGATAAGGCACACCATGCGTAACGTCTAAAAACCACTCTCCGAGGAACGTAAGAAGCTGAATTTTTATCTGCTGTGCCACACGCTCGGCATTGTCAATAAACAGCACATCACCGTTTAAAGCGAGGTCATGCGTCTTTGCGTCTAAAGCTAAGTCAAGCACTTGCATCACCTCCGATGTAGCTGGGAACATATACGTCCAAGCCGTTCTCTTGAATTTGTGTAAGTAAGCCACAATCAAGATAAAGTTTTTTAACAATCGCTTTTTTATCGGGTGTTTTTACAACATTACCTCTATCCTCTACAAGGCAAATAAAATCCATCTTGCTGTTACCTTGCCAAAATGATTCCGCATAATCATTAATATGCGCAGCTTCAGTAACCCTAGCTGCCGAAATATCTTTAACAATAGCATCAAGCTCCGGCTGTTCGGCATCAATAATCTTTTCGCCAGCACTGCCTTCTGCCTGTGTCGATGCTTCAGATGTAGTATATCTGATTTTATCGGCAAGATTTTCTTTCAGCCATTCCCACGCATACCAATACGGTGTTAAATCAATACTGCCTACATCAGCATTGTATTCAATGCCATACTTTTCATCATCTTTGCACTTTAATGCCGCTTTTGTCTGCGATACATAAGCACCACGAATAACAGCACGAACAGAATCAGACACACTATCAGCATTGCTAAAATAGCTGTCAATAGCTTTTTCAAGCTGGACAAAATACGTCCATGAGCTTGTCAGTGTAGGAAACACCGCAATGCAAGACGCTTTTTGTTCCTCGTAGGCTCTCAAAACTTCTTCTTTTTTCATAGTGCGACTCCTTTACTGTGACGAACTCGTTGTTCCGTGATGGTACGAATGTGTATGCCCTATAAGGCTGATGCCTCCACCCTGTACATCACCTGTACAAGTTATTGTCCCTTGAACATTAATATTCCCGACAACATTAATCGTGTTACCAGGCGTAAGACTAATCTTTGTGCCGCCATTAATAACCTCCACGTTATCAGCAGAAATTGACTGCGATGGCATCATGCCGACAAAACAAAACCCGTCGGTCAAATCATATTGCCGTGGGTCGTGGTTATCGTCGCTCCCTGCTCCTAGCCATTCATCAATACTGCGCTCAGAAAACACAATCAAGCAGCTATCTCCTGCTTTAACTGGATAAGTTATCTGTGCAGCTCCTGCGTGGGGCATAAAAACAGGAACACCGTCGATAACAGGATATTCAAGCACCCTATCATCGGCGGTGTATTTCTTTAGCGTTGACTTAACACTGGCAAGGCAGGTAGAAGCATCAAAAGACAAAATCATACCAGGCAAGCAAGTGTGAATGTTGCCTATTTTTTGCTGCATAAGATTTTCCAATCCTTCCAGCGTATCTGCTGTTGCATCAAGGCTCATATCTAATCACTCCTTCGGTACAATTTCATAAACTTCAAGCTCTGTATACCAGTTTTGACCGCTATACGAGCCGTTATGCTTTAAGCTCTCAATTTTAAACCAGCCTTTTATTTCCTGCGAATCAATGTAGACTAAATCTCCGGGGTTTAACACAGGTTGAAGCAAGCATTTTACTTTCCATCCTGCTTTTTTCTCACGTTTAGGCTGAGTAACCTTCTTTTTCTTTTTCGTTGTCTGCTTTGCAGCTTTTTTCGGTCCTTTAAGCAGTTTTTCCACAAAACCTACTAGACCGCTTTCAGGCGTAAGCTTTATAGCTTGCACATTAGTGTTGCCGCCTTGCTTAATAATCTGCAAGGTATTGTTCTGGATGCTCCATTCCAAGTCAGTGCCAGCGCAAACCTTATCAAGGCACTCACGTCCTGCACCAACAAAAGAAAACCCATTCGCAAAAGTCGTAAACTCACAATCATCAGCATACGTCACTACAAGTCCCATATCTGCTGCAACATCGTCAAGAGCTTTCTTCCTACTAACATCTTTAGCATAAGACAAGGACACGATGCTATCACGAATAGCAACGTGCCCATCATAAAGCTTCATCTCTGTTACTTTGTCAGAACCGCTCATATAGGAATAACAGTCAGTTACCCAGCCGATGAAAATTCTTTTTAATCCAGCGTCCTCGCTGTACCCCACTTCAAGGATACAGATTGTATCTGCTCTTTCCAATTTATCGGCTGTCGCTTTTGACAAGTTATAAATTTTCAGTGAACAGGAATTGCTTTGCTTGGCAAGACTTCTTGCAATGTCAAACTCAATCTCTAATCCTTGTTCTTTCGCCTTTGCTTCAATGACAACACCGTCCGAACCTTGTACGCCTAGAGTAATTTTATAAATGCGGTCAAACTGTGCCATAGTTAACCTCCGTAAAATTCATCTTCCGTGCAATACACGAGCGTAGCAGCACCGCTCTGAAAATCATCTCTGCCAACTTCCTCTTTTTCAGTCAGCACAATAAATTCTCCGCGCGGTACATTCTTTATGTGGTGGTTCATTAGCAGCGGAAATTTAGGCACTACACGAACATTAGCAAGAATTACATTATCGTTAGCGTCCCACAGATGAAACGTCCAAAACTGTCCTTCATGATTCCACATCATACGTATTTTGTACTTTACATCGTTAAGCGGAACGCTAAAAACAACATCATTGCCATTTGCAAAATTAATTGTAATCATGCCCCTGCATCTCCTTTAGTAACGTAATCAAAAACGCTTGCTGCTATACTTTTATTCGTAACTTTCTCCTTGACTTCCTCAACACCGCTGCTAACATTACCGCCACCACCAACATCAACAGAAGTTGTATCCGCTGCTCCTACATTTGCCGCTGTTTCTCCTGCGTTTTCTTCCTGCGACGCTGTTACAACATTTTCGGGAATCGCCGTAGTCTGCGTAGTCACCTTGACAATTTGTATAAAGGCAAGGTCAGCATAGATAATGCTTTTCGTAGAATCCTGCTTACTAACACGGCATGAGGTCATAACCATGTTGTCATACTTCTTTTCAGGACGAATGATTGTTACAGGCTCTTTCTTATCTCTGATTTCCTCTAAAAGCTGCAAACCGTTAGCAAATTTCTTTTCTCCCCACCCATTCTTATAGAACCACGTTACAGGAGCAGACGAAATGCCGACAGTCATTGTCAGCTTTAGCGGTTTGTTGACAATATGGTCAGCAATCTCAAAGCCTGTTTCTACTGGATGCTCAGTTACATCTTGGTCGTAGGTGTACTCAAACGACTTTACAATATCGACTTTCAGCGAGCCTACTTGTGTAGGATTTTTGATGTTAAAACCTAAAATATCTGCAAGCATACTCTCACCTCTCAGACGGCAGGATAGCGATTGTTAATATCATTGCCCAAACCACCATTATCGCGTTCATCTAATGCAGCGACAACAGCTTTACCAGTAGCTTTAGGATTGCTAACACCAGTGATATAGAAAGTGTTCTGCTGATTACCGCTATTGTTAACGCTAGTTGTTGAGCTTGTGGACGTAAAGTCTACCTTGCCATAATAGCCTAAATCGTTAGGAGTAGCAGGGCCAGTGCCGTGTACGCCTTTATCAACAAAATTGGAAAAACCTTCTTTAATTGACGGCCAAAGAGGTCCACCAAATTTTTCTTTCAAGCTCTCTCCCCATGACCTTGCTGTTTTTGCAATTTTATCGCTCAGTTTACCGAGCAAATCAATAGCAAGCCTAATAAGGTCAATAACACGCATATTTAAAAATTTCTCAAATGCTTTAGAAGCAGAATCCCACGCTTCTGTAAACCAGTTACAGAAATTCTGCCATTTCTCGCCCCAGCCAGTCAGCGCGCTTCCTATCACGCTTTCACCGCCAGAGAACCAACGATACAGGTCGCGGATAAGCTCAAGGATAATCCAAATCCACGTAAAGAGAGGTATAAAGCGAATAGGACTATTTTCAAGTGTAGTCAGAAATTCGTTAGCTTTTTTCTTTACAGCGTCAAAATCGCCAAACCAACGCTTCATCATTGTGTCTGCTGTCGGGTCGGTTATCCACTTATAAAAATCCTGTATAAGCAGGATAACGAACGCAATCGCTGCCGCAATCAGCAAGAATTTGCCCAACATAAGCATTTGAATAGCTGCACCTTTTCGCGTCTGGCTATTAAATACTATTTGCGCTCCAGTAGCCAATATTAAAGCATCACGCACAGCAACAATCCATTTCACAGCAGTTGCAATCATCATTACAAATCTGCTCCATTTTGCCATAGCAAAGAGAACACCAAAATAGATAGCTGCAACACGCAAGCCAGCAATAAAGTTATCAAGGTTAAGCTTTTCGATATAGTCAGCAAACTTCGCCATACGTTTTGCCATGCCTTCAATAACGCCTGTCTTATCCTCAAATTCTTTGAAGAATTTACCAAGAGCATTCTGCATTTTGTTAGACGCTTGCCCGACAGTCCACGGCATCTTGCCTAACTCCATTTTTAAGCGGTCGGACTGACTTCTAATAGCTTTAAAAACATCTTGCGCAGTGAGCTTACCTTCCTGTCCCATTTGCCTTAATTGTCCGATTGTCGTTCCCATACCTTCGGCAATAGCTTTCGCAAGACGAGGTGCTTGCTCCATGATAGAGTTTAGCTCATCACCACGCAGCGTACCAGAACCTAACGCCTGTCCTAACTGTACCAAAGCAGCTTCTTGTGATGCCGCAGAACCGCCACCCAGCAACATTGCGTTCGATACGTCCTCGGTAAACAGCAGAATATCTTTAGTGCTTTTCTTTAGCTCCTGCGCATTACGTGCAACAGAGGTAAAAAGTTCAGCCGTAGAGCCGTATTGCTGACGTGTACGGCTGGCAATTTCATAAATTTCTTTTTGAACAGCCTTTGACTCCTGCTGACTTTTAGTTACGTTGTTAACCTGACCTTCGATAACCTTCCATTCGTCAATGGAGTTAATAATGCTGCCAAGGGTAAACGATACGCCAGCGAACGCCGCAAGCTGATTAAATTTTGACCATAAGGTATCAACCTTATCTCGTGCCTTATCAGCAGAGTCAGCAACACGTTCAAGTCCTGTCTTGACTCTTTTTGTGGTCTGCTCTACTTGCTTAACATTTGAGTGATTTACCTTAAAGCCAATCGCAATAACCAGACTTCTTACGTCCACGGCGCATCAGCTCCTTTCTTTTTTGGGTGGTCAAGATGATACTTCTGAATATCGCTCTGCATATCAAGCAGAGCATTTATTTTGCACAAGTCACCTAAAGTTACCGTGCCATCTTTAATTTCAGTTACTGTGACGACTTTCGCCAGCACTGGCCGCCAAACAAAAGATTCAGCGGTCAGCACTGGGTTAATCGTGCCAGGTATTTCTATCTGTTCGCCAACATCTCGCGGAATCCAGAGAGGTTGGGAATTAAATCGAAAAAATCACCGAAATTCACCTCGATAATAAATTTCTCCAGTTTCAGCATATCAACGAGCTTGCCGGTAAACAGCTCATTAACAACATCTTCAGTTAACATAACAGCTTCTTCCTCGCCTTTAATCTTAACGCTGACATATTCAGCATCAAGCAGACGCTCAGAAAACTGTGTCAGCACTTCACCATTAAAGCTTTCGCCTAACTGCGCAAGGATAGCACCAACGTTAATCTGCGCTCCTAACAATGCTTCTTTCATGTACTCGGTTTCGCCGTTCGGAGTTAAGCCGCCTTTTAAAGCTGACGTAACAGCTCTTTGCAGGTCACCGTACAGCTTTAAGCCTTGTAGCGGTGGAAAAGCACGAACATAGAAGGTGTTCGCGCCAATCTTGCGATTTTTTACTTCAAATTTTGCTTGTCTCATATTCTACCTCTTAACTATGTCCACCAACTAAAAATGCTTCGTCGGGAACAACTGCCATGAATACCCATTCGCATTTTCCGTCAGAAGCGGATTTGCCACGCTGAAAGTTTGGTTTTTTGACAATCCATGCCTGATCACTAACCATAACGCTGTCACCGCTCAAATCCTTAATAACCAACGGCAACAAGCCTGCACCACTTTGATTATCTGCATCTTGAATTAAGCTTAACGCTGCATTGCTGGAGCTGGACTGCAACAGAGTAACAGTAACTTGCTTTAAGACAGAGGACGGGTCAATACTGCGGACAATTTCCTGGTCACAGCCAACAATAGCGGAAATTCCGTCGCCTTGCGTTTCAACATTAATAAAAGTGCCTTCATCAACGCCAGTCAAGATAAGCGAGCCGAACAGCACCTTAACTTTCTTCGGGTCGTATGTTTTAACTCTTGCCATTTAATTGTCCTCCTTTAAGCCTTTTGAATAAGGTTCTCATAAGTCAAAGAACCATTAATGTTAACAGCATGGATAGCACCTGCAAGACGTGCGGTAAACCTTACATCGTCAAGAACTCTTTGTGCTTTCTTGTTTGCGCTAATATTAGCAGCTTTAGGAACTGTAATAGTGTAGCCAAGATTTCTGTTGCCATCATCATCATATTCAGTCGGAGCGATACCGCCACGGTCTTGACCAAGCTTCAGAACTTTATTCAGCACACCTTCGACAAGCGCAATGCCAGCATCAGTGTACGGCAATTTCTCACGATTAATAAGCATTGCAAATTCTTCTGTTTTAATGGTTTCGACAAGCCAGTCACGGAAACGGATAACATCAATCCATTCACCTGCACAAGTCTTGCCGTTTTGAGTAATGCTGACGTTCTCCGAGAAGTTTTCAAAGGTATTGTAGTTTTTGGCAGTCAATGCAAGATATTCTGTTTCGGTTAAATCATCATTTGAAATACCGGAAAGTTTCTTGTTTGCCCAGGTTTCTCCACCGGGGTAAACAGTAAAGCATCTAGACATTACAGCAGCTTCGGGGAATTCCTTTTCTGCTTCTTTATGATAAAAAATAAAAGTACGATAATAATTTTTCGCTTTCAGCTTACTGCCTGTATCTGTTGCAACGCCAGCTTGCAACGCATCAGTTTCGGCAACAGATGTACCATACAGCTTTGTATGAGCTTCAACCCATTCTGCCATTTCCATGATTTTTGCAGATGTGCGGTCAACATAGCACAAGCCATACCAATCATTGTCAACAGCGCAAATTTTATTCATATTATCAGCAGCGGAGCTATCAGAGTTCATTCTTCCGATTTTGACTTTCTCATAATGCGGAATCTGGCTAAAAGCCTGTAATGCAGCTTTATAAACAGCATCCTCAGCGGTCCAACCTAAATCTAAAAGCTGGTCAGCGTCCGTAATGGTCAATACATACGCCGGAGCAGCGTGCTCATGTGCAGATACAATCATCAGTGTATTAAAGCCATTGGATGAAATACCTGTAGTATTCAAAGCAATCTGCACATTGACTAATCTGTCGATATTTGCCATATTTTCATCTCCTTAATTTTATAATTCTCCCATGATTTCAACTTTTACAATTTCACCATCTACAGCAGGGCGTTCTTCTTTATCCTTGCCGTTATTCGTAGTGCCGTTTATTTCTAATTTGTTAAACCATTCTGCACCCTGACTAAGCAGCTCACGGCAGTACGAAACAGTCAAATCAACCGACGCTCGTTCCTGCCACGTCCTGCCATCCAATGAAGTTGTAATGTCTTGCACTTGCTCAACACTGTTTATAGCCACATTTGCAGAATCATACAAGTTAATCATATCCGGCATTTCGAGATAAAGTTTAAGCTTCGACAGAAGTTCAACAGCACCCTCGCCGAGAGCTTGTATGTTTAACGTAGCTTCAATGATACCCGCATTGCTGTACTGTGCTGTTTCAGATAAAAAAACAACCTCGTTCCCTATACTGCGTTCAGCCAGAAGATCAACGACGATGTTTAATTCATTTACAGCCGGAGGTTTCATTTTTGCTCTGCGAATCGGAATCGGATAATATATTTTTTGTAATACCGAAATAAAAAAATTCAGTACGTCAGTACGAGTATTAGCTTCTTTCAAAATTCGCTCACCTCTACTGCATATGCACGGTAATGGTTAATAACATCACTTTGAAAAATATCGCTGGCAACCACTTCAAAAAGCTTTCCACGCCATTTAAAGCGGTCAGCCATTGTATTTGTTCGTTGGTCATCAACATAAAGTTCCTTGTCGGTATATACTTTTACCGCTCTAGCAGTCCTGCTACCTTCAGGAAGTAACATCATTTCATTAGCTTTAAGCGGCTGCACACTGGCTAACACTTTAAACTCTTGTGGTGTAGGATACATATAGGTTCCGTTGGCAAGCAGTTCAGGACTGCCGTTGTAACGCAGGACAGTTATCAGCTTTCTAAAACTACTCATGATTAGCACCTTTTCTTTCAATGACATAGCGAATTGATTGTCGCAGATGCCCGGTATCAATTAATGGTTTAGAACTTTTCTTGCGCTTTATTGTAGCAGGAGAGTTCGGGACAAACGGTCCGTCGACGATTTTTCTTTGAACCATACCTTGTACAACATTGCCTAACTGATTAAGAGCAGCGTTTGTTCCTAGTCCAAATACAGCACCATTGGCAACACGTTGAATCATTTTGTCAATCATAGGCAGATTTTCATCATACGCAGAACGCAGGAAAGAGCGTTGGGGCATATCGTCCAGTCCAAATTCATGTATCGCTGCAATAACAGCCAACGGCTGGTCAGTGTTGCGAATGCTTCCGCCTTTCCCTCGCCGTACAGCTTTGTCTTTAGCTTGTACACCAACCTTAACCACAACGCCGTCAAGGTCTTTGTTTAGCGTTCGTATGATACGGTTTAAACCTAAATCTTTATCCTCTACTCTACTCATAACGTATTATCCAATCTTGTTACTATCGGAACAACGCACATAGAGCGCAAACGTTTAAATTCAATGCCATAGTACGTCTTGTCCAATATATCGAAAGAAGCTGACTTGTCACCATATGAACGTTGCAAGTCACCTTCTTTTTCAGACGTTACAGAGCCTGTGATACCAACATCAGATGAGCCGTTTTCTCCATACTGCGCAATAAGCTGACGCAGGACAATGTGATGCGCCATGAGATAAACAAATGCTGTTATATACATATTGCCAAAAACACTTTCTGACAGCATAGGCGAAACAAGATTAATGTAGACTTCTAATTCTTCATCAGTAAGAATCAGTTCGGGGCAGATAACAGAAAAAGCTTGCTTTATTTTATCTTTAGTTTCCGTTAACATTTTTCTTTGCCATGTTTACAAAAGCAAAAATAACGGAATAAATATCTTCTGCGGTTTCTGCGCCCTCTACATTAATATTGTATTTCTTAGCGAAAGCAGTCAAAGAACGCTTGCTGGATTCAGCGGACAGTCCTGCAAGGTCTGCTGCCATATCATCAACATTTGCTTCTTTAGCATTGCCTTTCTCAACAGTAATCATTTGTTCTTTGATGTAGGCTTTTACAATAAGGTTTTCGCCCCATTCATCACCAACGATGCCGCACTGATCAGGCATGATATATTTACCGTCGATATTAATTACAGCTTTAGAGATGTTTTTAACTTTCATTCATTTTCCTCCTAAAAAAGAAAATGCCCTCTCATGCGAAAGGGCAGTATATAGTCAGATTAGATGCCAGAAGCCTTGTTCATGGACAACGGATAGTAAATCAACACGCCAGCGGTACGAACCTCGCAAGGAACTTCAAATTCCAAGCCTTTTTGCTGAATAGTGTGCTGAGTGAACGGCAACGGAACTTCCAAGGTTTGATGGTCTGCATCCTTAACGTAAGCAATCATCATATCCAAGCCGCCTACACCTGCGCCAGCCAGCTCATTAGCTTTCAACACGGTTACATCCGGGTTATTGCGTTTAAACACAGACAGAATAGAATCTGCGACTACATCAGAATAAGGTGTGGAAGCAATGTAGTTGTATTGATCCGGCGGCAGTACCAAGGTATTAGGATTTTCTACGTCATTAGTCTGCTTGCTAACAGAATTAATAATGCCGTTCATATCACGCAGAATCTGAACAGCGGTTTTATCTTTGAATTTAGTAGAAGAACCGGAGCCGTCACCGGGAACGGTATAGTTACCAATGTTCGGATTGTCAAGGATACCAACAACGCCATATTTAGCATCACCATGAAAAGCAATGCGGTTAATATATTCGTCGAGAGCACGGCGAACAGCAATAGCCTTGCGAGCAGTCAGCGGTTTTCTTGCCATAGCAGCACGGCGCAAGTCCTGCATGGTGTAGCCATATGCTGCACCGCCAGCAATAACTTTAGCAATGTGTTCTTCAGCCAGTACATCTACACGAGTAAAGTCGGTTGCATAGTTGGCGATAGTCTTTGCCATGCCGACAGAACCCAAGGACTGATAGCTGATAGTGTCAGCGCCGGGGTCAACGTCAGAGGACATATCGAACAGTTTCAGTGCGTTCAGATTTGCGAATTTCTGGTCATAGGTTTTTGCCTTTACAGCTTCGAGTTCTTTTGCGACAAAAATAGTATCGCCTGCGTCTTTACGCAAGCCGTCGCAACGCTCAATAACATTCAGGTCTAATTCATCATAGTGCATTTGAGTCATTACTATTTCACCTCTTCTTTTCTAATCAACCAATTTCGATAACTGCCAAGCCTGCTTTATCGCAGGAAGTGATAAATTTAGCACCGCAGCCAAGAGCTTCAATGGTGCCAGCAGCAACAGCATCTTTAACGAAAGTACCGTCAGCAAGTTTCAGATGAGCTTCGTCACCTGCGTTAACCGCACCTCCGGTAGTTACCCATACACGACCTTTAGTTACAACAGGAACAGTGTAATTCTGCGGATAATATTTTTTGCCAGCCTCAGGCGGCTCAATATGAGTATGCAGAGTAACGCCGATAACTTTCGCACCGTCACCGGATGCGGACGGAGATTTCACCTGATGTTCTGCGTCAGTGCCACGGATAACGGCGCAAGCAGCACCAATACCGTCAGCTTCTTCAACAGCAAAGGAATCTACAGTGTGAGAGGACAAATCATACAGCGCACCAGCAAAAGCTTTGTCCATGGTTAATGCATAATTAGTAATTGCCATTGTATTCACCTCTTTCTTATTCTTCGCCGCGCATACGTGCAATCATGCGGGTACGTGCATCGTTAGCAGAATCATTCTTAGTTTCTTGTTTTTCAGCACCGCCTTTAGCTTTTGCGGCTTGATTTTTTGCGTTATCGTTACGAAGCATCTCTTTAGCAGCAGAATATGCGCCGTCAAGATAAGCATCAGACGCACCGTCAAGCTTAAAGCTTTCGCCGAAAGCAGCTTTAACAATGCCAGCTTTTAACTCAGCGTTGGTCAAGCCATCGGTTTTTTCAACCTTAGCAATTTTAGCGGTTTCTTCCAGCTCCGCACGTTCCTGCATATCAGCCTTTACAACTTCAACAGCCTCTTTTACAGCTTTCTCTTTTTCAGCGTCAGCAGCATCAACTTTAGCTTTCAAAGCATCACGCTCTGCGGTCATTGCATCAGCTTTAGCTTTTAAAGCGTCAGCATCAGCTTTAAGAGTGGTATTTTGTTCTTTTACAGTTTTAAGCTCAGTGTTAGCAGTATCAAGCTTTACACGAGCGTTTTCTTCTTTGCTTTGCAAAGAGTTGACGTAGTTGGCAATTTTCTCGTCAACTTCAAAATCAACAGAATCAATTTTAATTTTCATTTTCGTTTCTACTCCTTCGATAATTTCGTCACCGTCAAGATTAAGCCGTGCTTTTGCTCCGGCACGTGCCCTATCAACAACGGCTAAATGATTGATACGAATGTTACGCTGGATAACATCATATTGCTGTCCGTCAGGTGTAATGCCTGGGGCTTCTTCGATATCCACTCTGTAGCCTAAAGACAAGCCACGCTTTTCACCGATGGCAGAGGGATTATGGATAACAATATCGCAGGCAATATTTGTTTCGTCCTTTGGATAACCGCTGGACAAAATTGTGCCAATGGCTAAATCTTGTGCGGTATCACTGTTTACAATGCCGCTGGCAGGATGTCCTACCACAATAGGCTTGCCGACAAAGCTTGCTTCGCTGTCAGTGTCAAATACTTCCTCAGGCGGTCGGTATTCTCGTATAATAGTCCCGTCTGGCTGTTGATATATATATATGCCAGTACGTGCCACGATTGGAGAGTCACGCAAGAAGCCGTCAGCGTCAGTAACTGCACAGCCAACAAGCATCCATGAGTCAAGGCGCTCATATCGTTGTACACTTCCCAAAAAATTCACCTCCTTATTTTGGGGTATATAAAAAGCATATGCGACAAATTGCATATGCCTTCTAACCTAATTCTTTACTTTTCTTTACGTCCACCCTACCCATTGGAACTGCTGTTGTCATGTTCCATTGCTCCAGGTCAATAACAGGTAATGCTACACAACGGCAGTTATAATCCATACACGGATGATATTTCGGAGAAGGATAAACCTTTATGCCGTTGATTTCACCAACCTTGTCGCTGTTCCAATAGAAGTATTTCCCATCCATCTCAGCATGAGAAGGTCTGACACGTTCATCATGTGACGATGACCATTGATACACGCCTATACCGCAATCAACCTGCCTACGCATTGTTATAATGCCGTTCAGATTACCTACCTCGTTCCTTGCGATAAATTTCGCCCGCTTGTCGGTAGTGTTAAGCAGCACCTTGATTTCTTCTTTAACTTCACTCATAGCAGTGCCACGCTGAACAGCATTGCTAACAATAATTTGCAGTTTTTCGATGTAGGTATTAACTATGCTGTCCACAAGCCTGCTCTGCTGCGCTTTCCATTCAGCTTTTACTGTATCAAGTAAGGCTGAATCATTTAAAAACACATCAACGCTGACTGCTTCTGCGAAAGCACTAATAACATTAGCATCGACAACGCTAGACACGCCAGCAAGAATAAGCTCTAATTCGCTTATAGCATCCTCGATAGTCATGCTCTTCAAAAGCTCGACAAGTATCGCCTGAACGAAAGCATCCGTAACAGTGCTGTCATCGTCCTGGCGCAACGAATATGCCAGCATAGGTATATTGTTATTCGTGGCACTTTTTAAACGTCTTACAACAGCTCTGAGGACGCGATAATAATCACGCTCAAAATTCTTTGGATATTTCGGACGCTTCTTTACTTTAAGGTAGCGTATTGATTTCTTCTGTTTCTTCATCATCTAAATCCAGCTCACTTTCTGTAACTGGAATATCGCCACGCTCTTTAAGGTATTGGCGAGCTTGCGTTGCGTCTAACAGTTGATTATCAACCAGGTCAAAAACAAGCTTAACAACGGCAGCTCTTACTTCCGCCTGTGTCTTGTCAACATTGGCTTGCTCCAGATCATTTAGCGGTTCGATTGCCTTAAACTTAATGCTCCACTTTTCAAGTTCCTTGCCGTTGGTCGGTCCTTCTTTCGCAAGCTGAATAAGTCTTACAAGATACTCTAACGCAGGACGAATCTTCCTGCGTTGAATACGTCTGACGTTATCGTAGTAAATTTGCAAGTCGCTCTTGCCTGTGCTGTTCATGCCAGCCGGAGAACGCCCAAACAAAACAGTAAAAGGATACCCGGTAACAGCACATAAAGCCTGCTCAAACTCTTGAATAATATCAGTCAAGCCTGTGAGCGGAATGTTGAAAATGCCGTATTCATCTTCCTTGTCAACGGCTACACTGCCATTAATTCTGCGTGAGTAGTCTATCAGTTCTAACCGCCGAATAACAGCTTGCGTGCCGTCCTCTCTTGCCAGCAAATTGCTTAAGCCTTCAAGCTTTAACAGCGACGTGCTAACCTTGTCCATTATGTCGATTGTTTTATTCATTGCAGTTTTTACACGGTTCAGCGCAGCCGGAACACCATCCAGGCAGGATAAGCCAGCACCATTATTAGCAACGCGCTCTATCTTTGGCAGCATTTCGCCGTCAAAAACCAGCAGTCTGCTTCTGTGTGCTTTGAACTGATTTCCGTTCGGTGGCGAAATTGTGTAAAACTCCGGCTTGCCAAAGTTCGCATCTCGAATATCTGTGTCAAGATAAACCGAGGTTGTGTCCGGGTAAATATCTCGCTTGTCAAAAACTTCTAATCCGTTAATCCTGCGCAAACGGTTGATATTAATAGGCTCGCTTAATTCCTGCCCATCGTCAGCAAGGATAAGAGCACAAGACATACCGAACAGTCTGTCCCAATATAAAGCTTCAGTAAGCTTTTCCTGTACAAACAGCGTTTCCAGCTCCTGCAAGATACAATCGTCAGAATCGCCTTCGATTTCTATAAAATTCTTCATAGCATCATCGGCAACCAGCGTTACAATTCTACGCACAAGAGCATTTCTGTACATTGCAGCTAAAGTCTGGTCTGTAAGCTTTCGCTCGTTTAGCAGACCTTCATAGTTGCGAGCTTTACGTGCAATAAAAGCATCTTTAAAGCCGCTGTCTGCACGAATTGAATTATCTTTTCTTTTTACCATTATTCCTCCTAGCTAGTTAAGCCGCCCCAGCTGCGTGAATTCATGAGCTTGTTAAACGCATCACTTGACGCATCCACCATATCATCATGCTTGCTTTCCGGGAACGATTCAAGTTCTGACAGATACATATCATTCCATTCACCTTTAAGGATAAGGACGTTTCCTGCCTGCACCTGTGAAGCAAATGGAGTAGCACGAACCTCTTTGCTGCCTGTCGGCGATACAATCTCCACCGAGTAACCTGCAAGCATTGATACTAGGCTTTGAGCTTGCGCCTTGCCTGCCTGCCCTGGGTCTTGCGGTATGGTGATTTGTACGAATTTATATTTACCATGGTCAATCGCTGCCATGTTACGCAGAAGATTTCTAGCGTCATTCGCCTTTATTTGCTTGCGTTTTACATCAAGGACGATTACTCTGCCATCGTCAAGCAGTCCCATTAACACGCCTGCTGTTGCGTCGGGGTCTGGATTGAGCGGCGTGGGTTCTGTTGCCGCTAAGTCCCAGGAACGTGCATAAGCAACGATATTTTTCGGCACGGCATCAACAAAGGTGAAGTTTTCTGTTTTAAAGTACATGCCAGCAGCAGGACGAATTTTCCAGTTGCCATATAAAAGACGTTCCTTGTCAATCTCTGCCAAAGCTTTAAGGTTAGCCATATATGAAGGGTCTTTAGCCATTAAAACCTTATTGTCTGTCAGTTTAGACGCGATAAACGTTACCGACTTGCATTCTTCGACATTTACGCCGTGTTTCTTTGCGAGTTCATGCGGATTACTGCCCCAATAAATCGTATCATTCAATACACACATATAGCGTACAACACCGCTACGCTCGTATATTGGATAGCCTGTATCTTGATTTATCCACCAAGAAATAAAATCAGCTACCCAACTATCGCTGTCCGGGTTGCACGTCGCTCTTACATAAGGACGGATACCGCACGTTGAACGGTTACGAGAAAGCATATACAAAAATTGGTGTCGGCTAAAATGCGTCAGCTCGTCAAATGCTAGATAGCAAATTTCTGAGCCTTGCCATCCGCTTAAATCTTTATCACTCGCAAGATGTCCAAAGCGAATGTTGGCTCCAGATGGGGCAAACGTCCAATGATGCACAGGAGACATTTTTGACGATGCCCCTTGTACTCGAGAATATATTTTGTTCGACGCTTCCCACAATCCGCCGGGGGATGTTATCTGTGTATAATTTTTTCTTAATACCAATCCATTAAATCCAGCAATATCTTTGTGTCGCAAGCCCTCCATCAACAACGCATAAGTCTTACCGCCGCCAGCAGCTCCGCCATAAATAATAATATCAGCCGACGAACACATAAACATTGTCTGTGGTCCAGGCTGCGGACTTAAATATGCTGTTTCATAACTATCGCGACCATTATTGGGAATATAGATTTTTTGATAAATATCTATTGTATCGACACTTGTATCATCTGCAAGAGAAACTGTTCCTCCGTCAATTCCCGCAATCTGCGCAAGTGTACGAATTGCATTAACATCAGTTTCCGTTAATGCCTTGTTTAAAAGCTTAGCAATCATCAACGCTTGATAATTGCTATCCTGTTCATCAAGGCCAAAATTATGTAGAAATTGCTGTGCATCCTTACCTTTTACTTGCGCTTCAAGAATCGTTTTGGCTATCTGTTGAAGATTCTTTTTTGCCCTCTTGGCTTCACCAGATTTTATTCCTCCAATGCGGCCTCTTTCTCTTGCTTCTTCCTTGGTATGGACGGGCTGTAAATTGCTAACATTTCCTTTCGCTGGCATCTCATTCCCGTCCTTTCTAAAAATTATTTAATAGCAATCCAACCAGCAAAATTAAGGCACCGCCAGAAGCAATCAATCTGCCTAAATCCACATTCTTTTAACAAATTCTCATTCCATTTTGCAGTAATAGGTACCAGTACACCTTCAAGGCTTTTTCGTTTATCTGCAATCTGTTTTTGGCTATATGAGTTTTCCTTCTTCATATTGTAATACTCTTTCACCAAAATCTCGTCGATAGCAGATGTGTTTCCAAGCACCTTTTCAACCAAAATAAAGGCACAGCCAGGCATAAGGGAATCATATACAGATTGTACAATTTTATGCCTATATTCGATTGGCGTGAATTGAAGCGTTAATATACTGAGAACGAGTGAGTTTGAAAATCGAGGAATGCCATTCTTAATATCATAATTTCTAACATCAACAATTTGTGTTTTCTTCCAATCTTGAAAACGCTCTCGGCACTTCTTTAGCATAGGTTCACTTACATCAAGCAACTCATAATAGTTGTTTGTTCCATAATGTTTGATAAAAGGTTCAATAGCTTGCCCATCACTACAGCCAATATCACAAATATGCGTATTTTTCTTAACATAGTTTCTACCAATAGAAAAAACAAGACTTCTCATGCTTTCGTATGCAGGAATGCTTCTTTTTAGCATGTCAGGAAAGCACTTCGCAACATCTTCATCAAATTCCCATTTTTTCCCAGCTACATCAACATTATCTTGCCTATTCAAAATTATTCCCTCCTTACTGTCGCTTTCCATAGTTCATTAATTTTACAAGGATTCAAACGATGCTTCATTGTTATCAGTCCTTCAATTCCTCCATCTTCCTCAAAATTGAAGAATTCAAACCTATTCCCAAACATCAACACAAACTCACGTAGAGTTATCCTACATAAATCTTTTACTACATCTGTATGTTTAAATGTTGAAATGTCGCACGTATCAGCAGACAAATTATAACCAATAGCAACTGATGCAGGAAAAGCATCAATGAATGTGATTATTCCAAATAAACCAAGTGTATCGAAATTATCGAAAAGAATCTTATCAGTTTCATTTCCAACTGTATTATCCATTCCGGATTTTTCTCTGTGAAAAGACCATTTTTGAAATACTGTTTTTACAGCATCCATATTTGAGCTGTTGATTATTTCAGTTTTCAAAGTGTGATTCCTTGCTATATTATTAACAGCTTCGCGAAACTTTCTAAATTTTTTTCCTTGTAATTTAGCAAACTCATCTCCGCTATAAATGTATTCGCAAGTATCTTCACAAAGTTTAAAATCAAATACATTTGGAAATTCTTTTTCTAAAAATATTTTGTCATTAGAACGCACCTTCAAAAACGTTGGTTGCGAACAAGAAAGTAATGCTTTAATAAATTGTTTTTTTGACTCATTTTCCCCCATAGGGAACGCCCATACATCAATAGGATTTGTTCCTTCTTTGATGGCATACATATCATCGGTAACAACAATATGTATATCTAAAAAATCTTTCCACAAATAACACGCATTAAATGAACCAGTATTAGTGTCAAGACCGTATCTATTGCGTATTTCTTCTACAATTTTTTTATGTTCCATTGTAAGAGGAACTAGGTCAATATTCATGTTTTTATCCCTTTGCTAAATATCTAAACATTGCCAATGCATCTTTATATCCTTTTTGGATTGCTATCATGTTAAACATAGCCTTTTCATTTCCTGCTTTTTGAAATGCTTTCGGCTGACGATAGCTTTTGAATTTTGTATGATAATCGCCAAAAGCATGATACAAGAATGCTTTTGGTTTAGGTGTATTGCAAGCTTTTGTCGAAAATCCCAAAATAAATTTTTCTGCTTCGCCGCAAAAAATAGATAGAGATTTATGCCTTTTGCTGAAAATCACGTCAAATTCATTTTCTTTAGGCGTGAGTGTTCTTTGGTCAATCATTTTAGGGTTATCTTCACCAATTTTTGCGGCCATTATAGCAGTATTACGATTATAGCCTACAAGCGCATCTCCTGTCGAACCAGAAAAAACAACACCGCCTTGACATAAACGTTTGTCAAGATATTGTAACGCAAAAATTGTTTCAACCTTCACTTCTCTGACTTTGCCATAAATTTCTTTGCAAACACAGATTGCATCAAGAACATCATTTTTAATGGATTCCCATTTGCTAGGAATTTCAATAAATTCATGTTCAAAACCTATCTTTTGTTGCAATGATTCTACGGCTATTTTGTCAACACTAGGAAAATCTTTAAAGTAAAATGTATAAGCTTTAAAAGGAATTCCTGCTTCCAGTAAAGCATATAAGGCAGTTACACTATCCATGCCACCGCTTAATAACAAAATATTATTGCCTGTTTTATCAGCATTCTGCTTTGCATTATTGACTAATAATGCTCTGAGATTTTCACAGTCAATTTTTGTGTATTTGTTTTTCATAATCAATCAGCCGTTTCTTGTTATACATTGTTTCAGCAACAACAGCATCAGCAAAACCAATGCCAAATAAATAAACACACAATCTGGATTTTTCCACTTGTATGTCTTTGCATAGTTGCTTTAATTTGTATCTTTTTTTGTCAAAAGCAAATTCCTCGTCATAATATCGCTCTAGCTGCTCTACATAATCGGTAAAGCTATCACATTTCTTACGAAAGGATTCATCAAGGACATACCCACTATCAAGCGCAATCATGATTTTAGGCTTATATAAAATATCAGCACTAATCATATCTTTGCCGTCACAGCCAGATGTGCAGGAAACAATAACATCGCATTCATTAAGCAGCTCACAGTTATGGTCAACTTCTGCTTTATAAAATTTGTCTTTGTTTTTCCCTCGATTATTTGCACTTCCATGAATAACACATCTTTTCAATCCGAAAATTGACTGAATAGCTCTTGCGTTATGTTGATTAATATTACCATTGCCAATAAACCCAACAGAAAGATTTTTACATGGCAATTTCAGCAATTTGCACGCTTCCTCTATTGCGATACAAGTCATTAATCCACAACGAATTGGTGTAAAGTTATCATTATGATGCTCATCAATCATTTTTCCAATAGCATCATACAAGAAAACATCTTCATGCGTTTTAGATTCTTCATCATCAACAATGATATGTTTTTTTACTTTCAGGCCGTTTAATGTGGTTCCTTCCATATGTGTATCAGTAATCGTGGCAACACCATTGATTTTTCCTGTAACAAAAACTTCCTTTATCGGCATATATTTTTGTTTTATAGATTTCATAAGAACATAATGATATTGCTTTTTCAATTCTTCATATGCAAGCTTTTCATTTAACATGATCCAATATCTCCTTTTGAATTTCTTTCGCAATATACATCATCATTACAGGCGGCACCATTCTTCCAAGACGCTCCCATTGCTGCGGAAATGTTCCAGTTGTTTGAAAATCATCCGGTACTGATGTTATGCGTCGCAATTCGGCAATCGTAAATTTTCTATCTTCTAGCGGATGACAATTACCTCCCATTCCCACCTGACCATTAGTTTGACACACAGTTCCGCACGGTCTATACATGCTTTCGCGTCTTAATGAAAAATAACTTCCGTTCATTACAGATGAACCTTGCACTGGCTTTGGAGGATTCTTAGGTAGCATTCTCAGCACCCTGCCAAATGAATATTTTTCAGCATAATGTAAAAGTTCTTTTACTTCAGCTTCATCGTTAATAATATCACCTATTGCATCTTTCAATGGTATAATGTGAGTTTTAGGTGTTGGATGCACTGGATGAACATTATATTTTTTAGCAATGTCATTTCGCACACCTACAAATATCACTCTTTCTCTGCTCTGCGGAACGCCTAAATATTTCGCGTTTAAAAGCTTCACTTTGACTTCATATCCACAATCTTTTAAGCCTTTCAAAATAAGCTTAAAATAACCTTTTGCAGAACCCTTAATTAATCCTGAAACATTCTCAGCAACAAATGTTTTAGGTTGCAATCCTTTAATCAAACGGATATATTCAAAAAACAAATCATCAACACGTTGCTCTGAATCACTGTATTTTCTTACCTTTCCCCAGCCTTTTTCACGCTTACCAGAAGTAGAAAATGCACAACATGGTGGCGAACCATCAAACAAATCAATTTCACCTTTAGGAATATTCGTTTCTTTGATGATTTGTTCAGCTGTCACAGTTCTTATGTCATGTGTATTGAGAAATGTATTCGGATGGTTAAGCCGATATGTTTTCTGAGCTTCAGGAATAAACTCATTAGCCCATACAACATGATACCCTGCCATCTCATACCCAAGGCATGAACCGCCACCACCGCTAAACGTCGAAACAACATTATAGCCGTTCCACGGCAATGACCATATCTCTTTCATCGACGGCACTTTATACATAATTTATCACCACTCATAACCGCATTTTGGACATTTGTGTGTCGTTTCAATATCCTCATCAAATTCTTTAAAATCTGAAGGTAATTCTTCATCTTCACCAAAAGCTTCTGGAATTTTATCAAAGCCAAAATTCTCCATATTGATTCCGTTGATTGCTTCTAACTCCTCAAAAAGTTTTCCTTCATCCCAAGTTGCAATTTCATTTGTTTTATTATCTGCCAGGCGATAAGCTCTTGCCTGCTCATCTGATAAGTTTCCGGCAACAATTACCGGAGCTTCAGTTAAACCTAGCTCCTGAGCAGCAAGATAGCGTGTATGACCAACGATGATAACATTATCTTTATCCACCACGATAGGCTGATTAAAGCCAAACTCCTTAATAGAGTTAGCAACCTTTTCAACAGCTTCTTCGTTGTTTCTTGGGTTGTTTTCATACGGTATAATGTCTGCCAACGCCATTAATGTAATTTTGCTTCTTAAATCCATGATGTACCTCCATTTTTTACAATAAAAAAGGACAGTGCTTTTTTACACTGTCCAATAAAACTATAATAATTTTAGCAACTCTTCCGCTCGCTGACGGTCAGTTTTGACGATTTTTGCGAATTGCTTTATAAGCTCCCATTCATCATCGAACGCTCTAATATTGCGTCCCTTGCGTTCGCCAGCAGCAGTCTTTCCTTTCGGTCTGCCTGCTCCCTCACGAACACCGCCCCATTTTTTACTTTCCATGTTAACTCCTACTTATCCACCAATACAACATTACAATTCCACTAGCTAAGCCATGCGCCCACAATACCCATTCATGCAGGCTCATTTGAGGAAAATTTCTTACTGCTTCGACTACAATGCCAATAGTGAACAACCAAATTAGTATTTTCATTTTTGTTAAAACGTGGTAGAATATAGGCAGGAGGACGATTGCTCGTCCTACCTGCCGCCCTCTTTATTTACGCTTCTTGCTCTTGCGATTTACAGGGGGCTTTTTTGCTGCTTTTTTTTGCTGTTTTTTAATTTTTTCCTGTATTTGTATTGCTACTAATATAGCGTTTACCAGGTAATAAACAGTTTCAGCTGCATTTTTAAAATCCTCATCCACGTTTTGTACCTCCTTTCTATACTTATATTATACTACATTTTTGTTTATTTGTAAAGTGTTTTTTCAAAAATAATTATAAAAAGGCGGTACTTTTTTGTACCGCCTTTCTTTTATTTTACTCTAAACTGCAACGCAGGAACTTTTTTGCTATCTCCATAAGCATCGGTATATCTGCTGTTGATTTCAACAAATCCTTCAAGAACGTAACCTTCTTGCTTGAACAGCCAAGCAGTTCTAATTGCTTCGGTATACGTTGCTGAAAATGTAAATCTTTCAATTCCGTTTGCTTTCATGCAAGCCACTATTTCAGGTACTTGTTCATCCCAGATAACCTCGGAAAGGTTAAGATTGAGATTGCCATGCTCCCTGGAGCTTTGATATTCACGCCAAATATGAATAGCACTTTTGCCAAAGTTATTTATTTGGGCAATGGCTTCATAATGAAGCTTTCTGGCTTTTTCTTTTTCTTCGTCATTTTTTGCTGCATCAAACGCAGCTATTGCTTGGAGTTCCTTTTGATAAGCTTCTTCAAAAATATTTTTCATGTTAACCGACTTCCTTCACTCTTTATTTTGTAGGTTTTCTTATCTTCCCTACACTTATATTATACTATAATTCACTATTTTTGTAAAGAGTTTTCTTTATAAAAATTTAGTTATATTTTATGCATTTAAAAAGCCGTCTACATCGTAGGCGGCTTTTTGAGTACACAACATATTTTTAATGAGAAGGGTTTATCATCCAACTGTTGCATCTTAATTATATCATTCCTTTAATTGCCTTGTAAATGACACCTTACTGACATGATTTTAAAAGGTGCTCTATTTGTATCCGGGCAAACTCTGCATCTTCGACTGTGTAGACTTTTTCGCAGTAACCATTACAGGCAGGCTTTGTTTGGTCTTTCTTGTAGCTAAAAATAACATCCTGGTATACAGCAAGCTGGCGCATCTGCTCATAAGCTCCTATGCTTATAACATACTCCCAAAACGCTCTTAAGCTATCCTCGCCTTTGCTATAAGCATCTATATACTTATCTAGCAGTTTATTTAAAGGCTCATCCATTTTTAGCTCTGCACTTTCTTATCTTAAGAGCATTGCTGGAAGGGTTTTCTCCAAGATACACGCCTTTAGTGTACGACAAATATGCCGAAACAGTGCTCTTGCTTACACGCAATTTTTCAGCTATGTTCTCTACGCTGTAACCTTGCTCATGCAAATCATTGACCTGTATGGACATATCGCTTTCGTATGCTCCGGCATCAATGAGAACCTTCCTTACTTTCTGCTCTGAAATGCGGAACAGTGCAGCGACTTTTTTAATGCTGCCTTCGGCATTGTAAGACTTGATAATATCTTCCGGCTTCAAGAGATCACGCCCTTTCGATTTGCTTACGTTAGAGAACGTACAACAGGATATATTCTTCGCCGTCAACCATTACGCTACGTGCGCCAAGCTCTTTTTTTGCGTCCTCTGCGGAAATCAGCTCGCCTTCGCCGTCACGTAGGTCATTGTCTTTGACGTACTGTTTCCAGCAGCTAGACTTGATTGCTTCGCTGCCGTTCTTGATATGACGCTCCGCTTCTGCTGCGGTACAATTATCGGCCATAAACGCCTCAACAGCATCTTTGCGAATACATTCGTCCTGCTCTTTGTAGCTCAGGCAGTCAGGTTCAAATGTGCATTCCTCTACGTTATCGGTATAAGGATAATCAATCCAATTATCTTTAATAACTGCGATTGCTTCCTGCTCGGTTTCAGCTTTGACAAATTCGGTGCCATCATAAGTACCGTCTGCGCCTTTTACGATAAATTTAAACCAGTGTTTCATTTTGGTGTCCTCCTTATAACTCGTCTTTATCTCAGGTTAAACAACAATCTTATCAGCTTTCTGTTGTTGCATATACGCCTGTAATTCTTTGGCAAAGTCTGCGTGTTCCTTGATATAGGCTTTAACTATCTCATAGCACTCTGCGTAGTGCTTGCCTTCCTTGTTCTTGTTATTGGTAGCAACCTTAATAGCTGCATTAAACAGTGTAGCACCGCCCTCATTTTTAGCATCTATGAAATCTGCCAACGCTTCCGGAACTAACACCGTAATAGTTTTTTCCTGCTTATCGTAAGAATCGTTTAAAACGTCGCAGAAACTGTAATCAGTCTTATATGCCTTGTAGGACATTGTTACGTGTTTGCAGCCAATTTCTGCTTCTATAGCACGGCGCTCTTTGTAACACTCGGAACATACGCCATATTCTTCAAAATAACGAATCTTACGTTCACGCTCATCACCTTTGCCGTACAGCTGTACCGTTCCGGTGTGACCGCATGAAAAAGTTACTTCGTACTTCATTTGCTCGCCCTCTTTCCGTAGCAGTACAAATTCCACGCTTGGTCATCTTGTTTCCACAAGTCTACCAATGCTTGACGCTCAGCACGAATTTCTGCGTCAATTTTACGCTCATATTCGATTGGGTTAACGCCTTCAGGAATGTACTGTAACGCTTCACTGAAAGAAAACTCCTTAATATTGCCAACACCTTCACGATGGATGTCAGCAGCTTGCTGAGCGCAGTCACCGCACAAAAAGTTGTGAGAGTTTACACCGAAGTAATGCTTGCCACAATGCTGACAAACCTTTTCAGTGCCAGATGCTTCTGAAATTAAGGAGCGAATTTTCGCAAACAACTCCTTACGAGACGTTTTTTTATTGAAGCGGAACACTCTTTGCTCGCCGCCGATTTTTACAGCACACGCTTGACGATGTGCACGCCAGGTAAATTCAACTTGTCCTATCTTCATAACGCCCTCCTTAATTCATGCGGCTGAGGATTTCAGCTTTGATTGCTTCTTCATATTGACCGGATTTACCCAGGCAAGCTTCAAGGTGCTGCGTATTATACATCACCATTTTTTCATATTCACTTACCAATTCCTCTTTACTCATGTTCTTTAAAGCGGCAATTTTTTTCTCTAACATTTTTACGACTTCCTTTCTTGTAAGTTCTTATATCTTCCTTACAATTATATTATACTACAATTCTCCGCTTTTGTAAAGAGTTTTCTTTATAAAATATTAATTTTCTTCCTCTAAATCTTCTCTGGTTACTTCATATTCAATACTGCCGTCACGCTTACGCAAAACAACCTCGAAGTCACAAGCAGTTGCAAGCTCCAGCAGAAGCTTAAGTGATTTGCATTTTCTTACCTTGTAGTTTAATGACATTGGCGTAATGCCCATTTCTCTGGCTAACGCAGCCTGGGTTTTTCCTGTAGAAGCGATTAAAACTTTAATTTTATTTTCAATCATCATATTAGCACCACCTTAATTATTATATCTCTTATCATTATACAGCGTTCTCTTTACATAATCAACATAATCTTTTATAAAAATATTGCCTGCGAGATTTCCCGCAGGCTTTTTGCTAAGATACTTCAACCATAGTTTTTAACCATGAATCGCTTGACGCATCAATAAGCCATTTTTTATTATAGCCATTATAATGCCTGATCAGGTAAAGCTTTGTCTTGTCGTTTTCGTCATTGTATAGAGAGAAGTTAGGGAACTTCTTGCCCTCTGATTGCTCCAGCTGGTAAAAGTATTCGTGAATTTCTTTCGCTCTCTTTATAACCTCCCAGTCTGGCGTAAACTCATCAGCATAGTTGTATCGCTTCTCCCTGTTATCTGAATGAACTCTATATCCGGCAAGGTTTGGCAGCACACATATTTTATCAAATGATGCTCCCAGGCTATTCACAAAAGCAAGAATCGAATCGAAGTCATAAGCAAAATGAGTGTTACGCATACCGGGCAATTTATGCTTATTACAGTCATCGTTCGGTTCTTCATCCGTGATGTAGAATAAGAAGTCTACGAAGCCTACATACTGCAAGCCGCCATAAAGCTTCTTTCTTTCGCCAAGCATTTCACCGCAAACAATTTCAAGATAAACTCCCTTGCCGTTATCAAGGTGAAACGCTGTTCTAACACGGCAGTTGCCTATGGTGTTGATGCTGCGCTCTGCCTTTTCCCAGCCAGCACCTTCAAAATACAATATTTTCACGTTAACCACTACCTTTCTTCCCCGGCATGAACTATTTCAAATTCTCCTATATCAAACCTTGTGTTGGTTCCGTCTACCAGAAATATTCTGCCGATTTTCTCAAGTTCCTTGATGCTACATTCCATTGCGCTTTCTTTGTTAAAAACCTTGCACCCTCTCCTTTTGAGTAAGAACCCTATTCCGTTAACTAAATCTTCCTTTGAGCTATAATAGGTTATCTCGCACTCTCTGCAATACAAGACATATCTTTCGTCGTAGAACTCTCCGTTAACATCATTAGTCTGATAAAGCTCGCAGCCAGGTTCTTCGGCAGTATAGTAAAGCTTCAAGCCTTTGTCTTTTGCCAGTCTTACGAAAAAGTCCATTGCCGGGGTCCATTTTGTATCTACGGTAAACCGCAAGAAATATTCTTCTTCGTTGGCTTTGGTCACTTCTCCAACATCGTCGAACCACCCTTCATAGTTACTGCCAGGGTAAAGCTCATTACCGTATCTATAAATGCTGCCATCATTTTCATTTAGGTGACGTTCAATATCATCTTGCAGCCTTTGCAGTATTGCCTTATCTCCAACCATTGTAATGTCATTGAAACATATATTAGCCATTTTACACCTCCGTGTTAACTTTGCAAATCGAACTGAGCTTGCCAGCTCTAGGATTATTCTTTTTAGGGCATTCATCAATGCGAGCTATCGGAGAGTGCCAATTCGGCAAGCAGTTACAAACTCCGTATTGATTAGTGAAAAACCTGTCGAAGCTCTCAAATGTTGAATGAGCGTATTGGCAGTTTCGGCAACCAAATCTTTCAATTTTAGGCTGTTCTTCTCGTATCCAAAGATTAACCAGCGCAGCAGTTTCCTTGAATTTATCAAAAGGTGTCATATTAGCATACCCCCTTTCTGATAATCATATGCCGGAGCACTTCTTCGGTAATATCCATTGCTTTGTGAAGCTCGAGCACACACTTCTTACCTGCACGAAACGTAACCAGGACATAAATGCCATTCTCATAGTCCTGAATCATGTAAGGCATTTTTCTTTCTCCCCAGCGTTCTGTCTTTTCAACTACACCACCATTAGAAGCGATTAAGTCGTTGAACTTTAAGATAACACCCTCGACTATTTCCTGCTCCGGGCGCATAACGTACATAATTTCATAAGCATTCATTTTTTCTTTCCTCCTTTTACCTTTTTTAAGTCAAAAACAACAGCATTTTCTTTAGGCAAATATACACCTCCGACTTTGTATAAAGAACAGTCGGAAAAATTCACACCCATTAATGACGAAACCCTTTTTTTAAAATTATACGAATTGTATCTAACCCAATTATTTTTTGACCAAAACGGAACGGCACAATTATCGGATTTTTTGGCTGATTTTATAGCCAACAGTCTTTCGCTGTCTTTGAAAAAAACTTGAATATATTCACAGTTGCCTAATGCCTGTATGGTTCCAGCCTTAAAGGTAACTCCCCCAGGTTTCGATATAGTAAACTCAATTTCTTTTTCAAAAAAATACTGCTCAAATCCCTGTAACATTGATTATCTCTCCTTACATTTGTTCATCTTCCTGAAAACTGTAGTAACTGCCGTCACCTATAATGATATGGTCTAAGCAAGGTATTCCCATTATTGCCCCGGCTTTAACAATATCCCTGGTTAACTTTTTGTCATCATTACTAGGTGCTGCAAAGCCTGAAGGATGATTATGTGCTACAAATATTGAAGCAGCATTTTTCATAATGGCATACTTGAAAATCTCTCTAGGATGCACATAGCAGTTTGTCAGCGTTCCTTTCAGTATAGCTCTTGCTTCAATAATTCTGTTCTTGCTGTCTGCTGCAATCACCCAGAATTCTTCATGATTCAGATACCGCAACTTCGGCATCATAAATTCAGCTAAATCTTGCGGATCACAGCAGTGTCTTTTTTCCTCAGCTTTGGTTTCGGTGAAAGCTCTTTTTCCTAACTCTACACCACACAAGAAAGCTTCTGCTTTCTGTTTGTCTAATCCATATGCTTTCAGCTCGTCTGTATCTTCCAGGCGATACAACTTCTGTGCCGTTAATTCGGAAACCTTATAAGCTTCTTGCCCCAGCAACGCTTCACATAACTCCTGGTAGCTTTTTTCTGCTACTTTACACATAACTTTCACTCCAATCTTTTTTCCAGCGCACACCTTTCGGTGTACGCTGGTTCTTCTATTTATAATGATTTGTAGGGATAGCAGCTTGCTGGCATCAGAAGCTTTTTACGCAGTGCGTCGATTCTCTTTTGGCGGCGTTTAGTATTTGCCATGATTTCGTGGAATTCATCTCCGGCAAGAGGAAGCGTTTCCAACATCAGTACATACTTTATAAGCTGTCTTGTTCTCACATTAATCACATCCAATCTTCACATTCCTTAAGATATTCTTTCTTTGCTTCAAGTAAAGCTTTTTTCATAACCGGATCAGCGTTAACTTGCTCATAAGTTAAAAGCAAAGCATCCAGCGTATCGTCAAGCTCATAAGTTATACAAAACTCATGGTTAGCAAGTTCATAATGAAAGGCTGATTTCAAGAAGTCGAAATCTTTCATGTGCTCCTTCTTTTCGATGTTCAGGCGTTTTACCAATTCGTTATGAGCCTTTGCCTGGTCACGAAGGATATATCCTCCGAAGCCGATTTGATAAACCTTGTCGGTATCATCCGGAGCTAAACCAAATCTTTTCATGCCTTCGTTAAACTGTTCTTCGGTAAAAGCAAAGAACAGTTTATCTTTGGTAAAGCTTTCGTATTCCTTTTGCTGTTCGTTGATTAAGGTTGAGTAATCTTTGTATTTCAACATTATGTATCCCTCCTAAAACGTCATAAATTTCATCATTGGTTTTTGAACCTTAAATTCCATATCTCCAATATGCTTGTTGATTCTTGTTAAACACTTAACGACGGCATTTGCTTCACTCTCACTGAACGGCATACATTCGCCTTCTTCGTTTGTGTAGCACAGCAGCACGTTACCGCACAAGCATTGGTCATGTAATCTGCCGTAACCATAAATAACACTTGCAAGCTCATTGGCTACCGGATTTTCGTTCTTCAGAAGAAATTCTTCATCGAACACCAGGGTGACTGCCGGGATGATTCCAAGCTCGCCGTCAAATTCTACTAATTGAAGCGGCATATCCTTAATATCGACCAACTCGCATTCGCAAAGCTTGTACATAGATTCCAGGGAAATAGTTGGGAATACCTCCATCATTGGTACTTTCTCCACAGAATTGGTTTTGCCATTGGCATCAACCACAGTTTTCAGTAAAATTGCATAGTTCATAAAATCGACTTCCTTTCTAAAGCTATTGGCAAGGACTTTGAACCTTCTGCCCGGTAGCTTTACAGGAGCTTAAGCTCCTGTCATCAGCTTTTATTGCTTACTCGGCTCAACAATATTTATTATGTAGCATCTTCCCTGTACCAAAAACCAACCCTTTTCCATTTTTTGAGTTAACTGATACAGAGTTTCGTAACCATCTATTTTAAACATAAGGTATGTACATACATTATGTTCTGTGTAGGATTCGAGTAAAACTATTTGCTTTAGTTTTGGCGCAAATCCAAAATGCTCTTGTAATGCCTCTTGTGCAAATTTTTTCAGTTCCTGTTTTTTCATTTTTTATTCTCCTTTACTTATTGGTAGCTTTCCACAAACCATTTATCTAAGATATTAACGCTGCCACCTAGCAATTTGACAAACGTTTTAATCTTTTTTAGGTCTGGCTTCTGTACAGCTTTGATAACCGCATCATCGGGAAGTTCAAGGTATCCAACTTCGTAAAGGTACATATCCATTAGCCGCACAGATTGTTTGCTAGTTAAAACAACACTAATTGTATACATTTCTTTTTTCTTTTTATCCATTTTTAATTCTCCTTTTTTAATTCTTCATAACATTTTACCAAGCATTCGAAATATCCCATGTTGTTTTCATGAGCATAAGCTCTTAAGTTTTCATCAAGGGCAACCAGTTCAAGCATTTCTTCCTTACTTGCAGTTTCCTTGTTAGCTTTTGCTTCAATATCTTGAATTCTTTTAACTACGTTAATCATTTTATCCATTTTTACGACTTCCTTTCTTGTAGGCTTTCTTATCTTCCCTACACTTATATTATACTATAAAACTCACCTTTTGTAAAGAGTTTTCTTTATAAAAGGTGAGTTTTTCTTATTATTTTTCGCTATTTTTTTCTTCAGCAAGGCGAGCTGCCCTTCTGCGCTTTTTATCTTCCAGCAGGTTTACGCCATCTACGCCAAACAGCAAAGCGGTTAGCTGCTCAACGGCATCGTTTGTATCTCTCCATATCTGCCTTTCGCTTACTGACCATTTTTGCGCAAGGCTTGCGACTATATCAGTGACATACGCTTCCGGCGGACAAGGTTTAAGGAACAGTACGTCAAGCACATCTGCCCGGCGCAAATCTTCCTGCTTGCCGCTGTTATACCTGGTCTGCTTGTAAAGTGCTATCATATCATCCATATAGTTTATCAGCACTTTTGTTCGCATCGTTGAGCTTATGATGCTTTCAAGCTTCAGCTCATTAGCTCCCATGCTTTTCAGGTTTTGGAACGAATCAAGAATCTCAATAGCAGAAATCTGCTCATCGTCGATATTGACAATCTCGCTGGTCTTTAACGCTGCGTGTTCCTGAAGGCTTCTGTAATTCTTTAACAGTAAGCGCACGTTATACAGTCGCTTGTCGAAATCCCTCCGCTGTGCTTCTTTGCTGTACAGATCATCACACAGCTTTTTAGAGGTTTTTTTGGCGGTCTGCTCTGCCACACGTTCGATAAGTTCTTCAAAATACGCCAGCGGAACGGTTATCGTGCTTTGATTTTCATTTACAGTCATATCTTCCATGCGCTTACTCCCTTCTGTTATTTAAGTTCTTTGATAAGGCGTTCAAGATACCACTTTGCTTTTAGGCAATCTTCTACGCCGTTTTTTTCTTCATAACGCCATAAATATTTGATGATGTTGGCAACGCAAACAGCTTCAATGCCTGTTTTGCCCACGGTAGCAGCCTTTAGGGCATCTATACACTCAATACCGCCTTTGGTGTAGTGTTTCGGATGATTTACGTTATCCTTAGGAAGCGGCATTGTAAAGCTATCTTTTGAATTCTTCGGTGCTTCTTTGACAATAACGTATTTATCATCTTTTAATTCGATAAAACTAAATGGAGATTTAAACGCACTCATTATTTATGCTCCTTTATCCATTTTTCGTGTCTGGCAACTGCTCCAGCTGTAGGTGAAAGCGTTTCAAGATACATGGCTTTCAGTATTTTACACTGCTGGATTTTCCATTCGCTAAAAGCATTACAAGTAGCGTGGCAGCCTATTTTTCTTTCTGTGCATCCTCTGCATGGTGTTTTCATGTAGCACCTCTAAAATAATTCTTGTTGGTTGCTTATATCATTCGGTGTTTTAGTGGTAATGCCGGGATATGATCCTGCAAACTTTTTCATCCGGTAATCGTAATACTTTCCGTCGGCAGCCATATAGTTTGCGTCAACTTCCTCAGGTGTCGGCATATAATATTGGGCTGGCAAAGGAATATTGGTACACAGCTCTTCAAGTCTGCTCTTTCCGTAAATTATATGATTCCTTACTAAATTCATGTTTTCGCCGTCAGGATAAAAAGGGTCTTGGCATCCATAGGTCCGGATATGTTCCCACCGCCAAAAACTGTCTATAAGCATAGCTGTTTCTTCTTTAATTTGTTCTTCAATGCTTTTTTCTCGTTTCGGCATTTTATACACTCCCTACATTCCTTCTACTTCCGGGTCGTACAGCTCGAGAAGTTCTGAAAATTCTCCTTTGCTAGCTATCTTTATAGCTTCTTCAGGCGAAGAAGCTAACACTCTGTCGTAAAAATCAACCTCGCCCGAAATTAAACTGCGCCAGCTAATAAGATAAATCTTAGCGTCCTGTTGAGCCATAACCGCCACCACGAACAGCACTTGCTTCATCGTCCGAGGTTACGCAGTAACGGACGAAGATTCCCTGTGCACAGCGTTCACCTTCTCTGATGATGATGGTTTCGCTGCCGTTGTTTCTGAATTTAACGCCTATATTGCCGTCATTGTCCTGATTGTTAGCATAATCGCTATCAATAATGCCTACGCTGTTAACTAGCGACAAATTGAACTTAACCGCAAGACTGCTGCGGATGAACAGCATTAAAACCATATCGCCAGGCATAATAGCTTTGATGTTCAGCGGAATAAGTACGCTTTCACCGCCAGCTGGAACAAAAATATCTGTCGGTGCGTAAAAATCATAGCCAGCAGAAAACTGTGTGCTACGTTGCGGAAGCTTCGTGTTCGCTGGTGCGTCAATCGTCGGTAAAAATTTAATCATCTTAAAAACCTCCTAAAATATCTCTCCAGATTATAACCAGGATTCCAATAGTACCCATAATAGCAAGAATTTCCATACAAATACTTGCAACAAGATGTAAATATTTCAAATTACCACTCCCTGTTTAACATCCATAAAGCTACACACATAACAGCTACGTCAAGCAGTGTGCAACTGACAATATCAATTAAGCATATTTCCATTGGTTGTACCCTCTGCTAACTTTGCTCTTTGTGCTTTTACTGCATCAAGCAGCGGCTTTTGAAAGCGGCAATCATCGTCTAAAGCGATTCTTCCGGTTTCCTCTAGTTTGTATTGCATATACTCAAAATTGCTTTCAAGCGAAATTTGCATTTGCTGTAACATCCAATCCGGGAATTTTTCCATATTGGCGATAAGCTCGTTTTGAATTTCACGCAATGCCTGTGTGGGAATTCTATGCACGGCGTACCTAAACGCGAACAGCAGGACTATTAATTTTTCATCTTTCATTTTGTTACTCCTTTTATAAAAATCTTCTTCTAGCAAGTCTTTCCCAAAACAATGCGGTTGGCTTTGATTCCTGTATTAACCTTCCTTGTTCGTGAGCCTTCCTCGCAACCATTGCAAGATAACTTGTACCATTGACTAAGCAGTTAGGGCATATCGTGATTGTTCTGCTATCCTCTGTTAGATAACGATTACAACTTCCGCTTTCGTGCTTACATATATCGCAGGTTTGCTTCATATGCTATCGCTCCTTTATAAAAAGCGGCGGTGTGAGGATTCTCACAACCTACTGCCATTCGACAACCCAGCCGCCGCGCCCTAGGGCTTAATTCAAATCGATGTAGCACCAGCGAATAACGGCATCTTCAAAAAAACATACGAATTCGTAGCAACTGTTCTCTCTAACGATTTCGTCACATTGTTTGTACCCAATTAGTATTTCTGTCGCTTCTCCGACTTTGACTTCAAAAATGCAGAGTTTATCTCCGTTCGGCATAACATCATTACCATGCCATTCACCGCATATAGGTTTGTTGTTCATTTTTCTTCACCTCAACTTTTTCAAGGGACTTTTTGTCCCCAGCTACAACTTTTTCAAGGGAGTTGTTGCGTTTTTTTGCAACAGCTACAAGAGATTTTGCAACCTGTTGCGGTTTTTTATTCCACTTTCTACCCACTCATTAAAACATTTCTTGCAGCAGTACCCTTTACTGTTGACGTGGAAGTCTGCTACATCTTCTATCTTTGCGCCGCAGGTGTTGCAAATAAAATACCAACCGTGGTTTAACCATTCCTCAACAGGAATACTATCAACATCACCGTATGTATCTGCCCAAGGAGCACGCTGCACTCTGATGTCCTTGTAATGGATTCCGTTTTCCATACTAAAATCTTGTTTTGCTTTGCCCGGTGTTTCTGCAAACGTAACCTGTTCTGATAAATCGTCAGTGTCATAGTCTGCGGCGTTCGCAAAAATATATGCTTTAGATTTCATGCTATATCACCACCTCTCAATGCCCACACCTTACAAGAGATTTTTGCAACATGTTGCAGTTTTTTCTTATTCCAGGCTATACACCCACCGACGTTTTAACTCTTTTGGAACGCCGTTATCTCTACCGCTCCGCTTGCCTGTCCACATTGCGCCGCCTGCTATGCCGTCACTTTTAAAATTGCTTGCCTTTAGGCTTGCGCCACTTTCAGATTCAAGCGTATATGTAATGACTTTCTTGTATCCCATTGCTTTCGCAACTCTGACGCACGCTCCGTAAAGCATTGAGCAGGCGTTTTTCGTGCCGTCTGTGCAAAGCCTGTTAACCTCTAGCGTTAAACCATCGTCAAAAAAGCGACTAACAGGACGGCCGCAGATTGCAACGCCAATCAATTCGCCGTCGGATAAGCCTAGCGCAAATTTACATCCGGCAACCTTGCTATGATGCCGATGATTAGCTGTTACAAAACTGTTTGCTTGCTTTAGCGTGATTGGTATTACCTTACAGTTCATACTCCACACCCAGCTCCTCCGCTACCTTAGGCAATGCAGCTTCGGCTTCTTCGCACGTACGATATACCCAGCCTTTGTCAAGCATAGCATACTCATTCGGGAATCCGCCCCACCACGACGAGTGAACAACCCATTTGTCACCTAAGAGTTCAAAGGTATAATAGTATTCGCCTTTCTTCGGCTTCCACGGCAGTTTGACGATTCCATAATTACCATTAAGCAAAGAGCACAAAGTTGTGCGGCTCACTATGCGATAAATATTATCGTCTTCTTGATGAAAATACATTAAAGCGTTTTCACTAAATTTATATGTTTTATCGCTTACAAACTCACCATGTTTGTCTTTAATCTTAAATTCTTCCCCTATTGCTACGCCCAACATTTGGATGATTTCGGGGATAAGATTTTTAGCCATGTTACCACCTCTTATAGCTTATACTCAACTCCTATTTCTGCAGCCACCTTAGGTAGTGCAGATTTCGCTTCCTCCTGGGTACGGTATATCCAGCCTTTGTCTAATAAAGCTAAGTCAAACGGGTGGCACGTCCAATGTTGTTGTGAAACATGCCAACTACCATCAGAACCGCCGAATGTGTAGTAATTCTCACCTTTCTTTGGCTTCCACTGCGGCTTCACAATTTCGTCCTTGCCATTCAGTAAAGCAACAAACGCTACTTTAGCAGCTAAATCGGATAGTTCTATATTATTGTCATAAGTTAATTGTAATCTGTCGCTAGTAAATCTATACATCAACTCCTCATGTCCTTTGATTTTAAATTCTTCGCCCAGCTCCACGCCCAACATATGGGCGATTTGCGGAATCAAATTTTTAGCCATTATTTTTACCTCCATAATCTTTCATAAATATCGGATTGCCTGTGCAATCAATACTCAGTCTAAAGCCGTTGATTGCAATTTCAGCCTTACCGTCAAACGGCTTTTTAGCAATGGCAAGCAAACTCAATTTATCCATAACAGCTACAACAGCATCATCAGTTAAGTCATTTTTTTGTCCTGTAATAATGCCTCTATCGTTGACTTTGGCATAGTAGATTTTTCCAAATGCTGAACAGCATAAATGTTTAGCCATGTTATCACTCCTTATTTATTTAATTTCTTCTACTTCGGTGTATTCAACTTCATCATCACATGCAATACTAACATTGGCACTATCTGTATCGCATACTCCAATTAATTTGTCGCATCCACCATTGCCGACGAAATCCATAGGCCCAGAACACTCTTCGTAAGCCTTTTCAATGGCTTCTTTTTTATTCTCTGCTTCTAGTTCTACCGATATATAAGTTGTTACTTTACCGTAAACAATATATTTTTTCATCAGTTATCACTCCCTCTTCTCTCTTTCTATATGGATTGCCGCTGCCTGCGATACCATTTCTCGCAGTTCACAAACTGCGTCATACGTCATTATTCTATTGCATCGAAAAAGTTTTTATTAATACTTTTGTTTAAAATTTTTCATTACTGCTAAATGAATTGCAACAGCACTACTATCACTAGAGCTTACAGTACGCGTTATCTGCACTCTTTTGTACCCAAGCTCATTTAATTTTTTTTTTAAAATAGTCATCTCTTTATCGAAATTTTCTCTATCTAACATATTTATAATCCCTCCATAGCGAGCACATAATCTACACCGCTTTCATCAAGCAACTTTTTCGCCTGTTCTGCTTTTTTATAGTCAATCATTACTCCCACCCCTTAATTTTATTCCCACACCATGGACAAAAATCATAGTATTCATAATTCTGCACCTCAGAGCCACATTGAGAGCATTTGTATACGCCCATAGCTGCATCATCTCCTGCTCCTACATATTCCATTGTAGAGCCTGTGTTTTTCTGCAACCCTTTAGCTTCTTTATCTCCAGCAACATAAAACATCATCGTTACATTGTCGATATTGTAATCAAAATCAGCAAATCTGAAATAGTCCGGATAATAGATGCCATTGTCATCGACAAAGCCATATTGAAGCGGCAGATTTTCAAAGCCGTTGGCATTAGCATATTCGTAAAGCTCTTTAATCGTTATTTTTCACACCACCCAAGCACCGTAGATTATCAAAAAAATCAATATGTCAACAAAGCAACCAAACAAAAGACCTTCTGTCCATCTGTCCCATTTTTCATCTGCTATCGCTGCGCAAATTGTCATTATCAAGCAGCCACCGAAAACGGAAACAACAGCGAATGTAATTGCCAATAATATTTTTGTAATTAAAACGCTGGTCATTCTTTCAGCTCTCCATATTTCTCCATGAATCCAGGATTGCCTGTACCGTCAATGCTCAATTTAAAGCCGTTGATTTCAATTTCAGCCTTGCCGTCAAACGGTTTCTTGCTTTCAGCCATATAACATAGCTTTTCCATAACAGCTTCAACGGCTGAATCTGTAACCTCTACTCTTTGACCTACCATAATGCCTTCTTTTTCGTTGACATCGGTATAATAAATTTTTCCACGAAAACCACAACATAATCTTTTAGCCATTTAATTGCCACCTTAATATATATGGCGTCTTTAGCTCTTTAGCTACTTTCGACAATGCTTTTTCCGCATCATCTTGCGTCGCGAACACCCACCCAGCTTTATAGGCTGCATAATCGTCAGGCTCGCCGTTCCAAGTCATCCTAGTTGCAATCCACTTCAGCTTTGAAGATTTATCACAATACAATCCAAACGTCCAATAATCTTCGTCACGATTCGGCAGCCAGGGAATTTTAATAATCTCGCATTCTCCCTTGATTAATGCTTCCAACACATCAGGCGATGCAAGTAATGGTATATTTTGAGGATATGCCTTGTTTACTTCTAAATTTTCCTCGGTGAAAAAATATACTTCGTTATACCTGTCAATTATAAATTTTTCTCTCAATTTTAGCCCCAGCATTTCAGTGACTGCCGGAATAAGATTTTTGCTCACTGCTACTACCTCCGCTTCCTTTCAACTTTTATCTCAAATTAATAACTACTTCCTTGCCTTGACGTTCTTCGATACACCGGTCGTTAATGAGCCAGCATTCATCTTCTTTACCATTTTCGTCATAGCATTTGACTGTTATTTCCATTCCTTCGCAGTCATGTTTGACTGCCCATTTATAAAACTCTTCGACGGTCATTATTATCACCTCTCTATTTTTACAAAAAATGTCCAACGTGTTTTCCCTTGCTTATCTCCGGCAAGAGGAAGATAAGGTAACGCACACCTCAGCACATCCTTATGCGGAATGTCCTCGTCGCTCCATTTAAACAGCAGCATCCCATCAGGTTTAAGCACTCTAAAGCACTCAGAAAACGCCTTTGTCATCCACTCTTCCCATAGCACCGGAAGTTGCCCATACTTCTGTGCCAACCAGCTGCTCTCGCCAACTTTTACCAGGTGTGGCGGGTCAAAAATGATGTATCTAAATGCTTCATCTGCTATAATCTCCATGTTGGTTACATCAATTATCTTGTCTGGCTGAATATGTAATTCTCTTCCGTCGCAGAGCTTTGTATGCAGCTCTCGTATGTCACAAAACATAACAGCGTCGCTCTCTTTGTCATGGTAGAACATCTTGCTTCCACAGCACGGATCTAGAATAAACGGCTTATCCATTATTAGCTCCTTGCGTTGCATTGATTTTTTCTGCGAGTTCATCCATAGCTTTTTCTGCTTCTTCTTTGGAATCATATTGATTATATTGACTTTCTTTTCCATCGACGCAAATGTTGACAATATAAACGTCTTTTCCTGTTCCTCTTATGCAGCGTTGTAAGGATAGACTGTTAACGCAGTTAAAATTTTCCCACATTCTGCTATTAACCTTAATTAGCATTTACTCTTCCTCCTTGCGTTCACGGCAAATGTCCAGCTTATCGCCAATGCCTCTTATTGTTCTGCCCAGGATTTTGCACGTTTTCTTCAGCCACTCTACGCTATGCCCTTCAAGCACCTTGTCCATTTCTTCGTCTGACAAGTCACTAAAGCAAATGCTTTCCCAATGCTTACCGCGTTTAACTCTAAAATAAATGCCGTCTAAATCTCTATTCATTTTCGCTATTCTCCCTTTTCAATCTTCGCACGAATAGCAGCCATAGCCTTATACAGATAATCAGCATCGCCGCTAAGCAGCCATTCTTCCAGCTTTGCATTAACAGCCCTGATGAGCTTTTCTTGTTCTTTCAGCTCGTCCACAGCCTCGTTCGTGCTGATGCACGCCGCTTCATCGTTATCGTAAAGCAATTCGCTCACGTGGATGTTTAATACGCTTGACATTTTACACGCTTTTCAAAGGGAATAACCTTGATTTTTCCTTTTTCGTAATCAGAAACCGCTTTAGTACCAATCGCCAAAAACTCGCCAACTTGCGACTGTGTCTTTCCCTTTCTTTTTCTAGCTTCTTTAATAGCCTCACCGATTTGTTTAGAATTCATGTTCTTCAACCTCCTTAACTAATTTACTCTCTTATAACATTACATCTCCATCAAGTCCAAACAATGACTGATTACCGCCTTGTTTCGTCGGTATTTCCATCCAGTATTTGAAAACCTCTTCGCCTTTTGTGAAATTTTCAAAAGGCATTCCAGCGTCTTGTCTTGCTTTCAACATTTTCTCAAAAGCCAAACAATATAATTTTTTGTATGCTGGCCATATTAAGAAATCTCGTTTCCTGTTGCTTTGCGTGCTAAGCGGACATCCAATACAGCCTAAGCGCTTAAACCCTTTATCGTAAAGAAAACAGTATGAAATATTATATTTTTTGATGTACTCCCAAACTTCAGCATCGCTCCATTCAATTATTGGGTGGAGAAATGATTTTCCGTTGCGATTATTACAGGTTTCTACAAGCTTCCTCTTGCTTCGCCTTGCGCTTTCAGCGTGCCGCACACCAGTAACAACTACACGATTTTCGCCGCCTTGCTCTTTTAAATACTGACAACAATACCTTGAAAATCTTGTTGGCGGAAATTTTTTCTTTACAATCAACTGCCACATGGAAAGTTCTGGCCGATGCTTTTCTACTTCTGGATATTGCTCACGAATGAAACGTACCAGTTCTGGCGGGTCAACTGTCGTAAGATTGTAATGAGCGTCAAATTTAACGCCTGCACGCTTGCATAAATCAAGAACAACACAGCTATCTTTGCCGCCGCTGAAGGCGACATAGTAACCTTCTGGCGGCTCATGTAACTGTAATCTTTTAACCGCTATGTTTACCTTATCGACTTCTCCATACAAAGTATTTTCGATAAGCATTTATTCCCACTCCTTTCTCTTTTAATTGCTATCAACAAAGCAGCTCGCCACCTCAACAACCCTTGTTAGGATGAGTGATTCGTAGCTTTTCTTCTTTTCGTTCTTCCTGCCAATATGTCCATTTTGCGTAATTCGCTACGCATCAGCTCACGTGCCTTACGCAAGCAGTAACGATAATATTTCAGCTTCTGCTGTCTACGCTTTACCACATCCATATCAACCACCCAATCGCAGCACCTAACAGAGCCCCAAGCATAGCAGGTATGCCGATGATTAGTATAACCGTGATCATGTCGATGATTACATTTAGCAATTTACTCATTTGCATTACCTCTGTTTGGATTCTGTTTCCAGCCACCTACAGGACGATACAGATGCAAAATATCGTATATCCTGCCTACGCCGTGTAAATACTCGCTTTCTTTTGGGTGAATCTGATGTACTTCTTCTTCCGGTAGCCATAACACGTCTTTAACCTGGCACATAACCTCCCATGAAGGTGTTTTATTCGCCGTGCCGCAAAATTTTACGCTTACATGCTCCCATTGGTTCCCGTCCTGATCAGGCTCAACGCCTACAACACACTGTAAGCTCTTTTTGATTCCAGGCAGATGCAGGAAGCCTATTAATACCAAGCCTTCAAAAGCAAAATCATTTTTCTTGTCGGCTTGAAACTTTTCATTTTCTAAAATCTCCTTAACGCTTCTCATCTCAATCTCCTTGCTCCGCACAGTTGCGGATTATTACTGCACTGTTTACATTCCTTATCGCACTCCCAGCAGCATACGTGGCAAACCTCGCTTCTAACGCAGCCCGGGAACGGAAAAGGGCAGACATATTTGTTTTTCAGTTTTTTCGTGATTATCGGCTCTGTATCTTTCAAAAAATTTTCGGCAGGCTTCTGAGCTGTAGCCTTGCTTTTGTTAGTTGCCTGCCGTCTAGTCTGCGCAAGGCTCATGATTTTGTGCTTGCACTCCTTGCCTCCGCAGCTCATTCCTTGCCGCCTGGCTAGGTTAGATACATCTCTGTAACATTCAGTGCCGCATTCGCAAAGGCATTTTGCAACAGAAACCTTCTTTTTAGGTCTGATGCTGATAACGCCTGGAGGATAAATTTCAAGCACTGTCAGCATACCTATTTTCTGCCCTAGCAGATAGCTCCAATCCTTATTCTGCATTAAACCGACTTCCTTTCGCTTTACTTTAGCCAAATAGTGCCATAGCACGATGAGCATCTAAACGCCCATTTTACAGCACCTTTTTTGTCTACAATCTTTGCACCGTAGACAAGCTTTATTTTTTCCTGCTTGCAATGAGGGCAGCACTGCTTGCCTTCTGCGCTTGTTCCAAGTAGATATTTCACTGTTGCCCCTCCGTTACAGTCAGAAATTTTAACACTCTTCCTGTATTACTAATTCTGTATTCTTCCAGATCATCACGCTTCAGGTACTGCCTTCCGTATAGTGCCTTCATATTCTCCCATACAAGGAACGGCACATTATAAAAATCTGTCAGATTAAACGATACCAGGACAAAGCACCTTGCTCCTAAAAAATGATGAACCTTTAGGTATTCAAGCTGGTGCGGTTCAAGTCTGCTTCGCAGCATCTTGTCGCCGTCGGTGTGCTTCGCTTCAAAGCACACCGCTAAACCACCCCTTAGCGTTCCCTTATAGTCAACGCCGCTTTTCTTTGCATAATTGGCAATGAACTGTCCATGCGCTCCATAAGGGCGGATATAATGTACAGGCTCACTCTGTTTCTCAATTTTCGCAATGCCATGTTCCTCGTAATACTGGCAGCCTGCGTCAATCATCTTTTCAAAGAATGAACCGCTTGCCTTGCTCCGCTTGCCTACAAGGATGTTTTTAAGCTGATTCATGTTTCTTGTACCCCTTGAATTTCATTCTGCTGAAAGCGTACCTTAGATAAGCTAAGTCCTGAAGCACATCAATGTATTCAAGCTTATCAACATACACCTTGCTTCTTCCCCACGTGCTAATCAGCTTCATGCTAGGATTGTAGGTCTGGTGATATATCGTTTTGTACAAAAAACAATATTCACTGCAAATCTTCTTGAAATCATCTTTCTTTAATTCGATTTCAGTCCACGCCAGCTTACGCAAGCGGTTAACTTCGTCTTTAATCTTCATGCTGCACCTCGCTTAAAACGGAATTTCCTCATTAAAAGGTACTGTGCTACCAAAACCTTGGAAGTCCTGGCTTTCTTCTCCCGGTGTCTGTTGGGATTCGCCGCCTTGCTCTCTACGCTCAATGAATTCAAAGTGCTCCGCAATGACCTCGGTTACATATTTCTTTTGACCGTCTTTAGCTTCATAATTGCGAATTTGCAGTCTGCCTTCAACTAACACACGCTGTCCCTTGCTAAGGTAGTTGCCACAGATTTCAGCTTGTTTACCCCAAATAACAACAGGGATAAAATCAGCTTCACGCTGCTTGTCTTTCGAATAAGGTCTGTCTACCGCAAGCGTGAACTGAGCAACAACCTTGCTTGTAGAAGTGTATCTTACCTCCGGGTCTTTTGTCAGTCTTCCTAATAAAATGATTTTGTTCATGCTTTTTGTTCCTTTCTCTTTAACGGATTGTCCTGGCAGAAAATTTCGCCGCCTTCTTTTTTTATTACTGCGTTGATTTCAGCAGCAGCCTTATGCAGATAATAGATTTCGCCGCTGTCACGATACATATTGATATAGAAATTGACGAGTATTGAAAAATATCTCTTGTCTTTATCGTCCATAATTCCCTCCTATAATCCTAATAACTTGTTGGTAGCAGCAAAGCCTTCTGCAACCTTCTTCCTGCGTCTGCTTGCGTGTGTAACCTCTACCGGGTGGCACATCTGCAAAATGCGGTCATAGATTCTTGTTTCCGTTATCGTCTGCGGCTTTTTAATTGCGTCAATCGGCAAATTTGTTGTAATGATTGTAGGCAATCCGCTCCGGCAACGGCTGTCGATGATCTGGAACACCAGCTCCTGAGCAAACTCCGTGCGCCGTTCTGCTCCTAAATCGTCAAGCACTAACAACTCAAATTGATTAAATCCGTCAAGATACGCTTGCTTTTGTTCTGCCCCCCACAAGGTATTAAATACTCTGCCGAAATTAGTCATTAAGCAAGCCACACCTTTATCAATCAGCGCATTGACAACACACGCAGCGGCGAACGTCTTTCCGCTTCCGGAATTTCCATAAAGCAGCAATCCTTTATGCATTCTGCGAAAATCCTCGTAGTGCTCAACAAAATTCTTCATTGCTCGCATCGTCCGCTCATCTGCGCCGTCATCATGGCTGAAAGTCTGTGCCTGAAGCTCACGCTCCGGGAAGCCAGCTTTTCTAAGCTCTTGTACCCTAGCAAGTCGCTTTTCATGTTCCTCACGTTCACGCTCTGCCTGAAGCTCTTCCGCTCTGCACTTGCAGATACAAGTTACAGTTCGTTCAACGCCAAACAAGAAACCTCTGCATTGCTTCGGCGTATGGCATTTACCACACATAAGCAATCCGTTTTCGTAATAATCATTTTCGTTTTGCTTATTAAGCTGTGAAGCATTTTTAGCAATGTGATTTACAGCAAGCGTAATCGAATTCTGAACATCATTCGCATTCATGCTATCACCTCACTAAAAATATTTGTCCAGGTCTGTTTGGTCATCCGGCGGTTTAAAATCATCCGGCGGTTTCTTTGGCTTTTGATTGTCACCGCTCGCAAGGTTCCTCGCAACTCCCTCACAATAGGCTATTGACTTCTTGCCTTGCTGTGCTGTTATTGTTACCGCTTGCATGGCTATTAGCTCGCCGTGCTCCTTAGCAATAGCCTGTAACCGCTCTGCAATATATGGTGTTATCGGCGTAACATTTTGATTCCAAAAGGCAACAGGATTATTATCGCTCGTAACATTTTCATAACTGTTACACGTAACAGCAGCATTTTTATCGTAACAACCACTACTAAAGTTGTTGTTGTTACTCTTACTCTTATTCTCTTTCTTATTCTTACTCTTATTCTTATCCGTAACATCTACGTTTGTTACATCATTGTTACGTGTAACATCTTGACTTGTTACGCTTTTGTTACACGTAACATCTTCGTAACATTCCGTAACATCTACGTTTGTTACATCATTGTTACAAGTCTTGGATTGCTTCTCACGCTGTCTTTTAGCTCTCATTGCTTCCTTGCAGCGTTCACGCTCCTTAAGCTTTGAAAGTTCTTCAGCATTCTGATACTCACTCCAGCCTACAATATAGATATAGCCGTTATCCTCTATATCTATCATGTTGTACTGCCGAAATACTTCTAAAGCAGCTTCTGCAATTTTAGGCTTAAATCCACCAACAGCAGCTAAGGTTTTAGGTGTATACGCTACACCTTCGGTAGCGTATACATAACCACCATCATTTTTTTTGCGAGCTAGAGCTAACAGGAAGAACCACATTAATGCCAGGCTATCACCAATCTTCGTATCAGCACGAAGTATCTTTATTTTTTCACTGTCGAATACATCGGCGCTAACCTTAAACCAGCTCTCCATGCCGCCCTCCTAAAATAACTTCTTCCATAATGGTTGCCGTCTAAGTAACCTTACATATTTCATAAGTGCTTTCTTTCTCATAAGTAGTTCCTTCCGATTCTTTCAACCCATTCTTCCCTACTATGTTTATCTTCGTAGCAGGTTTGAGCAAATCGCCTTAACCGCAAGTCTGTTTCCCTGTCCAAATGAGGTCCGAGCTTGCCTTTATGATGTTCGTAGCATAGCCAAATTGTTAAACCCAGCTTATCAGAAATCTTTCTTCCGGCTGTTCCGGATATCACGTGATGACGTTCAAGGTTACGTGTAGTCCCACACATAAAGCACTCTTTTTCTGATTGTAGAATACTTTTCTTACTCATGCTGTCTGCCCCATTTCTTCAAGCAAGGTCTTAATAGCTGTATGAGCAAGCGCATATTGAGGAATTGTAACCATTTTTTCAAGCTCTTCGATAGTCAAGTCTTTAATGTTTTTGTAGGCAGCAAGCGGTCTGCCGTTCTTATCGTGACCATTAGCAACAGTTACAACAATCTCACCTTGAGGGGTAATCTTAACAAATTTATCTCCGGTAGCTTGCGGTTGAGCTTTAGGCTTCTGCTCTTTGCTTTTTGCTCTTAACTCTTGCTTCGGCTCCGGTTCACAGGCTGAATTTCCGTCATCATCCTCTTGCGCAAGTCCAAGAGCAGCAGCAAGGCTATATCTTCTTGCATAAGTCAGTGTACTGCCAAAACCCTGGGCATCATTCTTCTGAATAGGATAACTGCTCGTCACTTTAATAAACTGACCGCTGCTATGCATGATCATTGTAGTGACAGCAAGTTTACTGCTTTCTACAATTCCTTCGTTAGCCTGGAATATGCTTAAGCCGTTCTTGCTAAGCGGCTCACGTGCTACGTTCAGACATTCCGCTAAATCCGCATATTTGCTTTTAAAAAACGGATTGTCACAGCCTTTAACAGCATTTTTCATTTCGCCCTGAGCCTTTGCTAAGGCTTCAGCCAAAGCATCGATTTTCTCGCTCATTTCCATTCAAATCACCTTTCCTTCCTTAACCAATTCTTCAAGTTTACTGTGAAGCTTAAGAGTTGTTTCAGCATCCCAGTGACAACATTCACAATAACTGCCAACTTTAGGATATGTTTGCATATTTACCGACAAGCTGTTAACGTTATAGCTTAATACATCACCTTCACGCACAGCCTGTTTTTCCTGGTGGTATCCGAAGTGTTGATACTTACATTTGCCATCCCTGGTACAGTGTGAGCAAGTCTTAAAGTCTTTCAACCAGCTCTCTTTCGTCTGCTTCTGTTCGCCGTGCTTTCTTTTTCTGAAGGCTTCAAAGCCTTCCAAACTAAGTCCGCTACGAGCTAACACAGCGTTAACCTGTTCATTAGTTACCATATACATCCTCCTTTTGAATTCCGAAACCAAGCTTTAAATCAGCATAGGCTTTAACCACTCTTCCTTGTGCAGTTGTATAGCCTTTTTGCTGAAGCTCTTTGTTCCATTGCCTTATAAGCGAGTAGCCTTTTCCAACGCCTACGCCTAAAAGGTTGGCAATGTCTTTAGCTGTGTAGAACCTTTCCATGTTTGACAACCTCTTTTCCGTATGCTATACTATATATGACCTATTTTTTAAACCGATTTCCTTTCGACTTTATTTATAGGTTAAAGACTCTCTATTAGCGTGGGGGGTCTTTTCTTTTTGTTCTTCTTCAATACCAATCAACACAAGCAAAGCCTGTGCACCTTCACGGCACTCTTTTAAAAGATTGTCGCCGAGGTGCTTTTTTTGTACTGTTTTCGCTACCATTTGCGGAAACAACTCAACCACTTCACCGACTTCTTTTTGCGCCCTTAACATATTCACTGCTAAATCATCAGCAGGAGGAATAAGTCCAAAAACGTCGCAGAACACAATGTTCTTTTGCAGGTGCTGTACACGTAACCATGGTGTACGATAGAGTTTTGACATTGCTAGTGCAATAACATCAGGGCATTGCCGCCAGTCAATCTCATAGTCTTTCAAGCAGCTAGAAGAAATCCCTAGTTTTTCTGCCGCCTTAATGCGGTTCAAACCTGCATATTCTCTAGCTGTTTTGTAGATATTAGTTTGAGTTTCAGACATCTTAAAAAAACTCCTTTATGGTATAATACAAGTATGGCAGTTAACCAATCGTTATAAATCTGCCATCATTGATTTTTCACTGTGTAGTAATTAACAGTGACTACATCTCCAGGCTGGAGATAACGGCGGTTGGCGGTCAGGTGCTTATTATCTTCGGATACTTTGTACCAAAACTCGTCAAAACAAATTCTTGTTTTGTTGAGCAGGAAATACTTGTCAGCGATTCCATACATTGTTTCGCCTTCCTGTACAATGTGCGTAACTGTATGCCTTTGCACCTGGCTGTCCGAAAATCCGCCAACTAAGCTAAGACAGCACCAAGCAAAGATGATACATACGCAGATTTGCAATACCTTTTTCATCTTTTTCACTCCTTTGTAGCAATTTCCGGCTTTTCTACAACCGTCAAGATTTTGTAATTTCCATGACGATAGCAAGCCCAAAAGCACTTACATGCTTCAGTCTCGTTTCTTTCGGTAAAAATATCAAGTCTTACCTTACCAGTTTCCAAACTTAAAAAAACTACTACCCAATCTTTACATTTATACATCTCTTCTTCCCTCCTTTACGCTTCTAAAAAGTAATCAACACTTACGCCGAAGTATTCGGCAAGTTTTTGCAATGTCTTTAAACTCGGAGTATATTTGCCTTGTTTCCAATAGGTAAGCGACGGAGCGTTAATTCCTGCCTCTTTAGCAATCCTATTAGCCGACAAACCCTTTTTGAGCATCAATTTCTCGAATTTACTATACATTTTTCGCTCCTTTCCTTGCATAAAATAATCTACTGTGATAGAATTATATTAAAGTAATTTAACACTAGCACTGATTTAAAGTGCTTTAATCTAAGTATTAACTTACTATAATTATTATACTACTTTAAAGCGTTTTTGTAAAGTAGTTTAATGAAATTTTTTTTAGGATTTTTTGGAGAATTTTACATGTACGAAAAACTTGCATTACTGCTAAAACAACACGGTATCAGTGCTTCAAGATTAGCAAAAGAAACAGGCATTAGCGCACCAAGCTTAACTTATTGGAAGCAAGGCAAATACACACCGCAAGCTAAAACCATTCAAGCTATCGCTAATTACTTTAATGTTCCGGTTGCGTATTTTTATGATGACACTGAATATGCTTTAGGTATAACAAAGCAGCAAGCGCATGACCTCGGCATAGACACCGAAGCAGTAAAGCAGCAGCTCAACGCCCAGCTTCTCGACGAACAGGCTATTGAGATTGCAAAACAGATTCAGAAGCTCGATGACACCCAAAAGATGGCTATTGAGCAAATTATAAAAGGGCTATTGCAAGGCAAAGGCAAGGCCTGACTTCCCCTTCGCCAGCATGGCATAATACCTTGCAATCTAAAGGAAGGAGGTTAAAACGAAGTCGATGTCATACCACTAACGAGTATGCACAGCTGATTCGACAATTACCAACAGAGCATGTGTATTTCCTGCTACTCTGCATAGAAATTGCCAACCAACTGGTTGCAAAAAAGCAAGCTGAAACTGTAAAATGCGGACTTAATGATTCAACTTGATGTTAGGGGGATTTCCTTTAGGGAGCCATTTGTAGAAGAACTACAGCGATAAGAGGGCGCATATGTCCGTCCTCTTTTTCGTGTGTATAGAAGGGAGTCGGTACGAAGTGCTAGAATATCCAATCAAAACAAAGCAGGAATTGTTAACTGACAATTGCGTTGTAAAGTGGGGCAAACATTATGCAGCCATATTATTATATTCAAGACTTTCGCCAAATGGTCATTATAGAATAATGTGGGGACAAAATGATTATTATGTATATGATGCCAAGTCTGAGCGATTGCTAACGTGTGGGCACCGTTGTGTAAATCTGTACACAGCTTTCATCGCAGACAACGGATATTTCTTGTTAGAGGAATGGCTAAACAGGGATGCTTTATGTGGAAGAATAACAATAAAATTTTTGGACGGTGAATTGATTTATCAAAATGAATTTCCATTAAATATTATGCTATCTATTCTTTCGGAAAACGGATTGTTTGCAGCTGTAAGTCTTTGTAATGGGCCAAGCTATCTTGCAAATAATCTTGTTATCATTGATTTAAGGAACGATACTGCAACAGCTGTTGCATTTCCTTCGATAGCGGATGCGGATAATATAGTAAGTTTTGACACAGACAAGAATATTTTTACCATTAACTCATCAAATAATATAGGTTACGAATACAGTATTAGCGGAATTTTTTTGGACGAGGACAAGTACACTGTTTTTGCGGAATCTAAACTCGTAGGGAAAAAAGCTTTTATGGCAGCTAAAAAGCATCTTAAAAATTTAGACTCTACAAATATCAATGATTATTCCAACGTACTTTCTTTACTTCAACGGTCATTACAAGACGTATTAATGGATAAAGAAAAGGCTAACGTTTATCGTTGCATAGGCGACATTCAATATCGCTGCGGAAATAAACTAATAGCTCTCAACGCTTATAAAAATGCGCTTTCTTTCAATGATAAAGCTGGTGTAAAAACAATATTTAAAAAACTGCAAAAGGAAATATGGGATTTAAAATGAAACAACTTACAATCGTGCTACTATCCCTACTATGTTTATTCACGGTCGCTTGCGGAGGACCATCAGCGAAGGAAGAAGCGGAACGCCTGCATAAAGACCATATGTTAGCCACTAAAGCAATGTGGAATAACGAATTTACTCCCAGATTCCATAAAATTTTAAAAGAATTACCCGAAGCACAACAAGACATAGAAATAGCAAAACTTGCAGAAGAATTTAAACCAAAGCCAGAAGAATTGCTAAAAAAAGCTCAAGGAGAAAAGGTTCAGAAACAAAACCAACGTTTATTAGAATTAATCCAGCAGCAAGATAAAAATTTAATTGATTTCCTTAACTTAACAGCAAGATTAAAAGATAAGCAAAATCTTAACCAGCTTAATTGGAAACAAGACTTTACTAACATAACGATAAAAACAATAAACACAAGACTTGAATATGATAACGAGTATTCAAAAATTACTACCGGCAAAGGTACATATGAGCTTACTCTTGCTAACTTCCAAAAAATTCATGAAGGTGATACTTATCAACAAGTCGCAGAAACATTCAAGATGCCTGGCACTCTCGTTCGTTCAAATAATGCACAAATAAGCGGAGAATATTATTACGAACAGGACTTTGAATGGATAATTGACGATGCAAAAGTGTTTGTAAGTTTTGACCGTGGAAAAGCTCATCTAACAATACAACACAATCTAAAGTAACAGACTACTTCCCTAGCCTGTTAAAAAAAATCACTAGCAGGCGTAAAGCCTGCTTTTGTGCTTTTTAAAATAAAAAAGGCTTGAAAAACAGTCTGAACATAAAATCCCAGGTTGCTTTTCAAGCCAGTGTTTTTATACAGTTTATATCGCTATTTTTATAGATTAAAAATCTTATCAGAGCTTCATATTTAGCTTATATGAGCATTTAATTTTTACTAATATAAATATAAGCAGAAGGTTCAAAAAGTCGCTTATAAGCTAAATACTAAAGAGATTTTTTTGCATTTTTTGGCAAAAATTACATGAAAGGAGCTGCAAAACATGACAGTAACAAAAAATCCGAAAACAGGAAAATGGGACTGCGCTTTTTGGTATAAAGATTGGCAAGGCGTACGCAAACATACAACAAAAAGAGGTTTTGACAAAAAGCGCGATGCTGAAAAATACGAAAGCGATATGAGAAACAAAACTCATACGCATGATCCGAAATTCAGCGAAGTAATTGCAGCATACCGGGAAGAGCTGGACAGCAAACTAAAGCTAGGAGAATTAAAGCAGTCGACTGTCGACAAGAAAAATCAGGCATTAAAATATTACGTCCTCCCTTTCTTTGGGAATATGAACATAGATAAGGTTACTCCGCTTCAAGTTATGCGCTGGCTTGCCCTTCAAAATGAGAAATCAAAAAAAGAACGGCTCTCAAGCAGACTGCTAAATCAGATACGTTCAGAATTAAGCCAGGTCTTTGAATTCTCTAAAAGAAATTGCGGGACAAAAAATAACCCTGTTACTCTTACTGACAGGGTAAAGCCATATTCCAACGATACACGTGCGAAATTATGGACAGTAGAACAGTATAAGATTTTCTATGACGATATTAAGATAGCTTCACATAGAGTACTGTTCAATATCATCTTTTGGGCAGGCTTGCGCATAGGTGAAGTTATGGCTCTAAAAATCGAGGATATATCGCCCTATAAAATTCATGTTAATAAATCACTGATGAGGATACACAATAAAGATGAATTTGTCATTAGCACACCAAAAACAAGAAGCTCCGTGCGTGATGTTGAGATACCGAAATACCTCTATAATCAAATCATAGACTACATAGGCACGCTTTATAAGGCTAAACCAGAAGATTATATCTTTGATGGCATAAAACCGTCGGCTATCAGAACATATATGCAATATCACTGTACTAAGTTAGGCTTGCCAAGAATTAGTCCTCACATTCTCCGGCACAGCTATGCTTCAATGCTTTACGCAGCTACCGGAGATATTTTGGCAGTCGCTAAACAGATTGGTCACGCAGATAAAAACACAACCTTTGAATTTTACGCTCACATGATGCCAGAAGCCAATAGAAAAGCCGTAGACAAATTAGAGGGTTTAACTGTGGATAACTCAACAAAAAATAGCGAAAATTAATTTTTGAAACTCATTTTGAACTCATTTAGTTAAAAGAAGAACCGCTAAATCCCATGAACACTAGGGTTTAGCGGTTTTTATTTACAATGCTCTATATTATAACACAAATAGCCTTAAACGTCGACAGATGCAATTTTGACGCTGTTGACAAAGTGTTAATAATATGTAAGATGGCTGTTATCATAGTAAACTGAGCGAGGGATATATCGTGCAAGGAAGAGCAATTTCAGCGAATAAGTGTCCGGAATCATCGAAGTGTTGCATTCTTGCGTGCGCATCCAAGAAGTGAGTACGCAGGAGGATGCTGATTGGCTGTCACACATAGAACTCTGGTAAATTGAGCGAGAGGTATATCGTCTAGGGAATAGCAATTTTAGCGAATGAGCATTTGGAACCATAGAAACAAGGGTACGTAACAAAATGTTACTCTCTGACAAATTTTAC